CTGTGACTGGTGTTAAGTACCAGTGGTCGGCCGCAAACTTTGACAACGGCGCTGGGTACCCTGGACCTAATTCTCCGACCAGCTTGATAGTGCTGGCCGGACTGCAAGGCGCGGGTGTCAGCCCAGTCCTCCACCAAGCTGTGGATTCTGTGACTGGTGTTAAGTACCAGTGGTCGGCCGCAAACTTTGACAACGGCGCTGGGTACCCTGGACCTAATTCTCCGACCAGCTTGATAGTGCTGGCCGGTTTGAAGCGCAATGTCGCCAGTCGTTCGATGTGGGTGTCTAACGTAGACGACGGCACGGTATCTCAGGTTAGTATTCGTTCAGGGTCGCTCGTGCGTAATATCACAGTTGGATCGGCGCCAAAAGGCCTGGCCTTTGACGGCACAGCTGGCATCTGGGTATGCAACTCCGGTTCTAACACCGTGTCACGCATCGACGTATTTTCTGGTGCCGTGACCGATACCGTTAGCGTGGGCACAACCCCCGTGGACGTCGCCTGGGATCATGCAAGTCACGTTTACGTCGCGTGCGGCGGAAACAACACGGTGCATCGTATTGGCGTGACCTCCAAAGTAGTTGATCTGGTGATTTCTGTCAACTGCGGAACCGGTATGGCCTGGGACGGCGCAGCGCATATGCACGTCACCCACGCCGCTGGGCTGGATTTGAGCCGCATTCTCGTATCAACCGGTGCGGTGGATGGCAACTTGGTCGGTGCGCCAGCGGTGCGGGCTATTACATGGGACCACAATGGGTTTGTCTGGTACTGCAAGAGCACGCCAGAAGCAACCCAAAGGCTTGCCATATCCACTTATGACTATGCCGGAGAAATGCCTTCCAGCCCTATGTCAAACTGGATGGCGTGGGAAGATACTGGCCATATATGGGCAACACACTATTCCGGTGTGGTCGTAGTTGAGAACGTAGCAGCTTTTACGACAGCCGGCGCGGTTACGCTTGAAGGCACGGCGCAAACTCTACAGGGAATCGCTTGGGATGGCGGCCAATACTTGTACGTGTGCGACACAAGGGCAAGCGCAGTCGCCGGCCGCAACCACGTGTACCGGATTGATCGCGCAACAAATGCGGTAACCGCTATCGACTTGGGTGGCTCATCTGGTGTAAGTAGGGTAGGATCTTTTGGTATCTGCAGTGATGCCGTGACGATATGACTTCAACCCTTGAACTGCACATTTTGGAGCGGCTTGACTCTATCTCTGAGGGCGTCACGAGCCTTAGGACGGCGTTTGACCTACACGTTAAGGCGCAGGCCGAGTACGACGCGGCCAAGTCGTTTCAAGCAACCCTGCGCCGTAGCCGGGTTCGCTGGGCCGTTTCAATCGGGGTTTCTTTGGCTAGTTTCGGTCTGGCCCTCTGGAAGTTTCTATGATTCCAACCATCGATCACATCACTGACGGGACCTCCAAGGTCGTATCCCAGTACAGGGGCCGACATAAGTTCCTGGCGCGTTTGGCCTGCTACCTGTGGCAAATACAGCACATTGAGGACGCCATTTTCGCGGTGCGCGACGCCTTCAACCCAGACACGGCCACCGGGTTTCGCCTTGACTGGATTGGTCGCAAGGTCGGGCAGCCAAGACTTGGCGACGACACCACTTACCGAGCCTTAATTCAGGCCCGCATTCGGGTCAACCGGAGCCAAGGCAAGTTCACGGACCTCCTGGCCGTGGCTGGTATCCTCTTTTCGAGCTTCACTTACGACGAGTGGGGTACGACCATCCAGATTTACACGTCCGACGCCATGACCGCGGAATTTCGCGAAGTCGCGCACACCCTGTTGCAGCGGGCCGCGCCTGGTGGCGTGCCTATCTACCTGCTACAGTCTAGCGCGCCGGCCTTTGAATTTGCAATCGCAACCGCGGACATGACCGTGCCAGGTGGATTTGACACGGCCGCGGGCCTGAGCACCGCCGGCCTTTGGAGCTACTCCCTATGACAACAGGCCTACCAGTCCCCAGCCAAGCCCTTCCACTCCCCGCAACAGACGCAACCGTCACGGCTGGATTGCCCGAAGCTGGGCTAAGCACGCGCCTAGACCCGTCGACGGCCATTTCCCAGGGCGTGATCGGCGGGCGCAAGTTTGGCGGCCGCGTCATGAACTTCATTCTAGGCGGTTTTGGCGATTGGCTCGCGTACCTGCGCGAGGCAATTCCCCTGAGTCTAAGCGCAACTCCGCGCGTCGTTCTGATCCCGATCGAGCGCGCAGTTGACGTAACCGACGGCACGCCGGCGATCGAAAACCCTGCGCACACGTCGGAAGTCGTAGGGGCCGGAACGATTTTCGGCTCAGGCAACCACTACCAGCCCGTGCTTGCTCAGTTTGGCTCGGCCCGCGTGTGGGCCATAGACCTGAGTGACATACTCCCCAAGGATGGCCTGTTAACTGAGCTTTCGATTCAAGTCATGGGCTCAGGTGCGTGGGGTACTTCACTACCATCGAGCCTTCCGCGCCTTTCGCTTCAGACCGTGCACAGTGCGGGAGGCCTCGACCTTGATCCGGTTGTTGTGGACGAGCTGGGGTACCAGACCGACACAAGCTCCACCTACGGCCAATTTCAGCTTAAACACTACGTTACATATACGCCGGCAATGCCTATTAGCCTAGCGTCTTTCGTAGGTGACGCGACACACCAGACCCGATTTTACGCCCTTATTACTGGCGCTGTGTCCGGATCTGATGATATCCCGGGCGTGTACTACTTCAATGCACGCGCTAAGGTCACTTCTACGGCTTGGGCGTAAGCCGCTCAATTTCGCGGTCTATATACCAGCGTGCTTTTTTGAGGTCCTCCAAAGTGGGTCCCTTGAGACCGGCGCGCCAGAGGTACTTGACCGCGTTGCCTAGACAGAAGTTCATGTGTTCGGTCACCTGGATACACTCAACGCCTGACGGGTGCCTGGTGTAGTGCACAGGGTGCTCGACGGTGTCGTCCACGCACGCAGTCGCAACAGGCATTGTGTACGCTGAGCCGTAGCCGACGCTGTTTAGGTCTTTCATTTCAACCTCACTGCAACTTGGGTATCTTGGTAGAATTCAACGCCTGGCACTTCGCTCCCTAGTGCGCGCAGCGCTTTGATTTTGGATTCGTCTGGGCTGCAAGCTTCACGTGGTACCAGGTCGGGGTTCACAATCCGGAACTTTTCAACCATGCGCACGCCGACGCCCTTGGACGCGGTAGGCGCCTCGGGCACGGCTGCCAAGGCCGTTGTACCCGACTCGACCTGGCCCGCCTTGAACTGCTCTGCAGCAGCGGCCAGGGCGGCGGTCTGTAGTCGTTGCTGCTCAAGGTGGTAGGCGCCGATCTTGCCCTTCAGAAGGGTCACTAGCTCTTTGCCTGCGTCAATCCCCGGGCGGAACCAGGAGCGGACCTTGGCCTCAGCCTCCCTGTGTGGCTCGGTGAAGCTTTTAAGCTCGGCTTCAAGTTCTTTAAGCCTTGCATTGACCTGCTTAAGCACGACCGTAGCACCGTCAAGGCTTTCCTGGTCCGTGATTTGACAGGGTTGAATCAGGGCGATTTTCGCCCTGTGCTCGGCTGCTGCTGGGTGTTCTTTTACTTGCACTTCGGTCTACCTTTCCAGAGCCCACAGTAGTAGGCCTGTTGCGTCGATTGCGTTGTGGTCGTTCGGAACCAAGGCCCGCTCGGCGGGCGTAAGCTTGGCCAAGACGCGTCGGTTGTGGATGTCTTTCGGAACCTGGCCCTTCCACTGGCCTGGGTAAACCAGGGTCACATCGCTGGTTTGGCAGGCCTCCAGGTACACACCCAGGCGGATCGCCGTCTGAATCAGGTCGTTGCCTCGGGTGATTATGTCCGGGCTTGAGTTGACCGGCCTGTGCTGAGTCAGAAGGGGCTTTTCACCGATTGCCCGGTCGCAGGGCATGGGGTGCAGCAAACTAAAGCGACGTTGTACTTCCTTGCCGTGCTCGATTGCCTGCGCGATCAAACGGTTACCACGGCCGACGATCGTGCCACTGCCTGTGTGTGTAAGAACCGGTCTGTGGTCATTCCACCAATTGTAGGCCGCGTAGGACGGATTTAGGCGCATGACTTGGACGTCAACCAAGGTGGACCCGATCGCAGACGCTACACCCGCAATTGCGCCAGGGTCGATGGCTATAGTGCGCAATAGCTGTCCTTCGTTCGTAGCGGGTCAACAGAGTATGCAGGTGGCCCGTAATGGTAAAGCATCCTTTGTCTTGCTATCGCACAGTTTTGGATCACGCGTCCTTGATCGTCGCACCAACAGCCCTCGCACCCTCGCACAGCATTAAAGTACATCTGGATCTCTCTTGCAGTGTGACAGGGAAATGCCCCAGAGTCAATTGATTTGTGTGCCATTCAAATCGAACGTCGGCTCGTTGTAATCTCCTAGCAGACGCCACGGAACCATAGCGCCGGCCGAACTAAATACAGCCTCGGCATTTTTGCTCCACACATTCATAGCCACTGGGCTTGCCGTCGGAGGTACGTCGGGAAGGTACGGGGCTGCGCCTGCAACCCAAAGACGCTTGACCTCGGGCGCAACAAGACCGATGCGTTCGATTGGTGCCTCAACCACGATTTCGTCGTGAACCTCGTTCACAACCAAGCAGCCGTATAGGGGTGAATCCGGCTCTGCGTAGCAGGCGTGAGAAATCAGATAACCGGCATTTTTCATCATGGTTGCAACGAGCCCTTGAAATGGGCTGTTACAGGCCGCGCAGTAGGGGATGTTGCTGCGCAGTAAATTGGTCCACAGGTGTTCGACCGTGTAGTCATTATCTCGACCCCACGAGTTGATCATGCGGAAGTAGTGAGGCATTTCTGGCAGCATATCCAGCCACACCCGTTTCAAGGCGCGGCTTTCGTCTACCGTGATAACTACCCCGTACTGCTTGCGGGCCGCAAACACAAGTTTGGCATCGCCCATACCACCCGGGCGTCCGAAATTATTGACCTTTCCGGTCTGCCTGGCGTTGTAGATAACGGGCGTGCCGGTGCGCGGTTCGATGGGCTCGTCTGGGTTTTGTTTTCGTTTCTTATACCGCTTAACCGTGTCCTCGTAACTCATGTGCAGCATGCGCGAGGCAAACTCTAGGTGCACGTCGGCGCCGTCGTTCAGCATCTCGCCAAGACGGCTCTGGCCTAGGGTCGAGATGCAGACCTGGGCCAGGCCGCGCAATTCGGCCATATCGTAGTCGCAACAAATGAACGCGTTACCCGGCCTGGGAACGAAGCATTCACGTACGCCGGGGCGGCTTCTCACGTTCTGTGTGTTGGTTCCGACCTGTTGACCGTCCACTTTCTGACCGCTGGACGTTGTTCGACCGGTAGCCGCGAGCACCTCAAAACGTGTATGTAGGGGTAACTCGGTGCCCCGACCATAGGCCTCGCACTCAGCCCCGAAAGTCTTTTGTGCTGACACGTACTCACTGAAGGCAATTAGAATCGGGTCGGCGGATTCAATGCAGGCGTCTGAGTCCGTGCAGATCTGCGGCATGAAAGGCTTTTCTAGGCCCGTTTTCTTGTCTATCGGTCGGCCTTTCTTGCTTCGCTTTTCGACCGTCATACGTAGCTTAATGCCCTCGGTATCCGCCAGATGTTTGAACCGAGCTTGCACGGCCTTGCGTTTTTTGATGCCCGCCAAAAGAAGGCCTTCGTCTTCAAGCAAGGTGCACAGGTGCTGCATTTCCGCGCCGGCCGCGTCTTTCAGTTTCGCCACAGCGTCGGCGCTGGTGTGGATACCGACCACGCTCGCCAGGTGCAACCACCAATCGGCGCGGAACTGTGCGTGCTGATCCACGTGGTACCAGGACCCAAGACGGTCCTCGAGGGCTCTAGCCTCTTGGCCTTCGAAGGCCTTCAGGGTCGTGATCGCATCGTCTACCGCGTAGGTTTTCGCGGCCTCGGGCCACTGATCAAGCGGTACCGGGTGCAACTCGCTGTAACGAAGGCGCCATGTGTCTGAAGATTTATCCAGGTGGGTCTTGGTGTACCTGTGTTGTACTGCATCCAGGCTGTAGTTAAGGGGGATCCAAAGGCCTTTGTCGGACCGGAAACCTCGGTAGATTCCGCGGGCCAGGTCTTGGAGCTTCTGCCTGACCAGCACATCGAACACACGTTCGGTGTTGTAGGCCTGCCAGATTTTCGGCCACAGGCTAGGCCAAGTCATGCCGATGCAAGACATGTCATAGGGCATGTTCGCACCAACCAACCCCACACCTGAGTCAAAAGCCTCATGTAGCCAGGCCTCGGCTTCGGTGTGGTGAATCAGCCCGGACTGTCCTTGCCAGGCCCAAGACACGCACACCACGTGCGGCGCCATGTATCCTTGACGCATCAGAAAGGTTTCTGTGTCGAGGGCTAGATATTGGTTCACGTACACCAGCCAATCAGGCCAAAAACCTTGCGGAACCGATCCGTATTAGGACCAAGATAGAAAACCGCACTTGCTGCCGCAGGTGAACTAGATCCGGCGCCATTGCTGGACGGGAATTCGAGCCGAGCTTTAGGTATGCAATACGGATACATCTGCGGCGGCGGGCACGCAAAACGCTGTGCTGTGCGCATTATTTCAAGAGTAAAGCCCAGAAACAGTGCTTCGCCTACGTGGCCCAGACTGAACTCACTATGAAGCTTGGCCCACCAAGCGGCCGCACTTGACCCACGGTAACTAGGCATGTTCAGCATCCCGCCCGGTGGATTCAGCCACACGCGCGAGGGGCACCCATCGAAGCCAGACCAGTCACGGAAAAGTCCTTCTTCGCTCCAAAAAACCTGGGCCTGCACATGTGTGTTTGCATTGGCGTCGCTGGCCGGGTCCAGGTCGATCGCTCCCAGAACACAGCGCGTAGCAGCCAATATGTGATCGGGCGTTCTGCGGTGTGCGTCGGATGCCATGTGTCTTGCGTCGGCGGCCATAAGTACTCGTTTCTAGTCTGCACATGTCGGGCTAGCCCACAGAATTTCCTGGCGCTTCTTTGCGACACGTCCAAGTGTCCCCCACGGTATCTGATACCAGCCGGGCAAGTCATGCTCGCCCTCGTAGCCGCACAGAACAATCCGGTACGCAGGATCCGCACCGTGCTCTTTGCACCAGCCAGCCACATCAGCCGCAATACCAGCCGCGCCGTCGTTGTAGCATTCGAATCCCTTGTAGGGTGGATCGAAGAACACACCCACTGGGTCTGTGTGCCAGCTGTCTTGGTGGTTCGCTGGTCCTAGGCAGGCTTTCCAGTCGCCACACAAGAGACGCGTGTCTTGAAGGCTTTCACTTATGCGCGCTAGGTCGTCTGGTAGCGTGACACGACGTTTGTCCCCCAATGTACCCTGGCGAATCAGCCTAGGCTGTTGCTTCTCGTTGCCGATAACCTTGACGGTAATCGAGCACGACAGATACCAAGCCCAGCAACCCGCCGCAACCGGGTCATAAAACCCGAGGCCGCCCTTAAGCTGTGCAGCGAGGTCCAGCGAAGCAAGCCACTTGCCGCAGGCCACTAGCTCGGCTTCGGCTCGGAGCATTTGAGTCCAGGGCAGAACTAGATCGGGCGCATACTTGACCGCGCGCAGAAAGTTCACGACATGGCCTGAAGCATCGTTTAATGTCTCGAAACGCAGGCGTTTTGGCCTCGCAAGAAACACGGCCGCACTTCCGCAGAAAGGCTCAACGTAGCTATGCACTGAGCGCAAAGCCTGCCACACAATTTCTGCTGCGCGGGACTTTCCGCCGGGGTAGGGAAATACAGCATCGCTGATCACACGACAACGCTCCGATAACCGACGTCTTCTTCTACAGCAGCGCGGTACGCAGCGATCAACCGCGCAGCATCTTCAGCATTGCCCGGTAGACTGACAGATCCGTTTTTGGTGGATAGTGTCACGAGGCCTGGCGTTCTGGAATCGCGCGTGAACGCACAGGCAAATTGACCAGATCCACTCTCAGTCACGATCGTTTTGTATTTTGTTACTATCATGTTCCGTGTGCCTCCACAAGTCGCGCGCTTGCCGCTGGCCAAAGACCATTCAGCCACATCTGCCGCGCAGGGCCTATGAGCTTTCGGCTTTCAATTTTGGCAGTGGTGTCTTGATCGCGATACATTCCAGGCGTTTCGCCTATGTCGGTGTATCGCGCAATCATGCCGCCGGTAGCGAACGCAATACGGTCGCGCATTCTGAGACCCAGGGCGCGGGAGCCATCCGTCTCGGGCAAGATCTGCGTGTAAAGCAGGTGGCTCGCAAAGGGCGCCTCCCCGCGGGCAATGCAGTCAAAGCACGCCCAGCATGCGTACCGGATGCACTCCAAACGGCTTCGGTTAGGCGTGGTATAGGGGCTCTCGACGATGGTTATTCTCATACATGCTCCCAATCCACGGCCGCGCGTACCGCTTCAACAATTGCGAAAGGCAGATGAGGGCTACACGCAAATTCATTCACCCAGCCTGATAGGTTGTCTCCGTGCACATGTACGATCGGGACTACGTTAGACGCCGCTATTTCTAGGGTAACATCCACTTTCAGTCGTGTTTGCTTGATTTTCATGAGCTCACCCGATTTCCGGCGCCGTTCACCAGCTGTGTGGCCCAGTTGTTCAGCAGCCGCAGGACCTCGGCTCGGTTTGCAGAGGTCTCATGCTTGAGTGCGGGGCAGATTTGCTCCGCGGTCGCCTCTCGGCGCAGCCACTCGTGCTTAGAGGCCTCGGAAATTCGGTCAAAAACGTTTTTAGAGTTAAAGGTTAACACGATCACCCCACGATCTGATCAGGCGGTTCAGCTCGCGCTTGTCGGCCAGGTTAAGGTTCCCATCAAATACGTCATCTAGGTCAAGATCGCCGTGGTAGAGGGCCTGGCGGTCCTCGTATGGCAAGAGGTCGAACAATTCGCGAACATACTCTGACATTGTGCGGGATTCCTTTCAGAGAGTGTGCCGGGGCGTGGCGCGGAGAAGGACGCCACGCCCCTGTTTTGGGCCGCGTGGCGGGAGTCGAACCCGCCTTCAAATTTGTCCCGGCAAACGCGCGGCTTAAGTGTCTAGTTACAGGGAAAGCATACCTCGTTGGGGTAGTACTTCTTACCTGGTTGAGCCGGCTTGCCCGGCGAAACTACCAGTTGCATGCGCCGTCCGATTAAGTGCACGGGCAGGCTGGGGTCTGCGACCTTGGTGAGTGCTTCGGTCAGGCATCTGACTAAAAACGGCAATGCGGCCGCGACTGCGGCTGGGTCGTCGGCGCTAACGCCCATGTTAGCTAATATCTGGCGCTTGAAGTAGCCCTCCCAGCAATTAGATTTAGTGTTCTGGGAAACGCTGGTCTCAAATCCGACGGACGATCCGCCGGTGGGTGCTTCCACAATCACACATTCGACGTGGTAGGTACCAGACACGAATTTGTAGTCCGTGACCTCGACAATGTAGTTGTGATTTTCTTCGGGCTTGGGGCGTCCTACGCCGTGCATAGTCGCGTTCAAAAGCTTGTCAAAACTGGGTACTTGTGCGGCCGGCGCGAAACCGGCTACGGGTGCTTGTGTTGCTTGTGCAAATGGGTTCATGTGTGTGTCCTTCGTTGGATTTGACTGACTATCTGTGGAACTTCGAGTATTGTGACCGAAGTCTGCGGGCGTGTCAAGCCGCTTTTGAGTGCCTGGCAAGACGTACCAGAAATTTTGCGAAAGTGATCGGCGTGGCCGAAGCTTCGCGTTTACCTAGCGTGGGCTTGTTCTTTCGTACTCCGCGCTGGTCGTGGTATCCACACTGGTGTGTTCCGGGCAGTCTGCGCCAGTCGCACTCAAGGGGCGGACGATCGCCCGAGTAAAGAAGCCAAGTGCGCTTGCGCGCCTTGTGCCCGTAGGCTGACTGCCAGACCTCAGTGACCCACCCCTGTAGCGGCCCTACCTGTTGCCATACACCGAACACGGGCTTTTGAAGGCAGTATTTGGGCCAAGCTTTTGATCCTGCTGGGTGCTCAAGCACGCCGCCGTACTTGCGCACCGATGCTAGGGCGCTAGCGAAGCAACCCCCATCATTGCCCGGCCGGTTATGCTCGCCACCCCATCGATGAAAGTTGATTTCAGCGAATGCGCCCCAAAGTTGACAGGGTGGATGCGCGACCACTGGGTGCGGCCCTGCATAGTCGCGCGCATCTCGGCCGAAGTCCCACACGTCCACACCGGGCAAGGTGCTGTAGATGCCTTTGGCTTCCACAAAAAGAGCTGCAATGTCGCTCATGTGCGTTTTCTCCAAACCGGGTACGAATCGGGCAGTGCACCCCAAGTGATCTCGGCCGTGGAGAGCAGCTGGGAGTCGTCCCCCATGGCACCGTCGGTCGCGTATTGGGCGTCCGAGACGCACTGGCGTAGGTTGCCCGCGTGCTCCAAGCAGCCGACAAAGACCGTCACGTCAACGCGGGCGCTTTTCTGACCGATCCTAAACCACCTGCCAAGGTTCTGCTGCATTTGCAGGTTGTTCGGCGGGGGTTGCATGAGAAGACCCCTCGACCATCGTTGCAGGTTTCTGCCCTCGCCGTTGGCTCGCACGCTGGCCACGCACACGGGCGCGGCACAGTGTTCGATAGCTTGGCCTGCACTGTTAAGGCCGCCCGGGCCGTAGAACTGACACCCTGCGCCGTGTGCCAATAACTCACCAAACACGGTGTTGTCGCAGAACACGACCCCAGGGCGTTGCATCCAAGTCAGAGCAAACGCGATGGCCGCGCCGTCTATCCACTCGGGCACGGTTTCTGGGTCGTAGCTTTTCTTGATTGCCTTCCACTGCGAGACCTCGGCCGCGTTGGGGAACGCGCGGGCGACCTCGTCGGGACTGTCGAACCGCCCGCCCAGCTGTGCGCGAATGAAACCCATGTAGGCCTTGCGCTTTTCGAGCCACTCAACGGGCGCAGGGTAACGCCATCGGAGCCAGTACCCCAGCGGCATGGTTCGCACGTGCCGCGCCATGTCCAGGGCTTCGATGATTTCCGTACCGTCAGGGAGCGCCCAATTCCGCAACGCCTTGAAGGCCTCCACGACCTTGGGCGCAGCAGGCTGGACGTGCTCTGTAATGTGCAGGGACGCGCCGATCGTGCTCGCCGGCACGCTATAGACGACAACGCCCGAGGTTTCGACCAGGCGCCGTCGGTAGGCTCTCCGGACCGCGCGCAGGGGCTCAAACTCGGACAGCTCGGCCTCAGTGCACCAGTCCAAGAGTGCACCCGGATCGGCACGGGCGCCCATGTCTAGGCGTTCGTCGAGTGCATCAGCCCATTCGTCAATTACATCAGTGCGGGTCGGGACGGGCGGGTTAGCCGGCAAACACCAGGGAACGATGTGACAATAGTCTTTGATAGAGCGCTTAGTGATTGACCCTGTGGCACCTACAACAATGCGATCGGGGTTTGCCTTGCGCCAGCGCCTAAAGCGCGCCGTGCGACTAGCGTGCGGATTTTTGAAGTGGTGAATTTCGTCGATCAGAAGTGCCAGCGGGTCAAGGTTTTCCAGCAGGCACTTGCCCCCCACAGGCGAAATCGCGTCAAAATGAATCACCTGCGGAGCCGGGACGTTCCAGTCCTCTAGGTAGCGGGAGATCTCAGCCTTGCGTCCTGTGTTGTCGAGCCCCGCCTTGACCAGGTGGTAGGTGCGGCTTTTGATGCCCGGAAACCTCATCTCAAGGGCCGCGCCCAAAATCAGGAACGTTAGGGTCTTACCCGACCCCACACCCATCGGCAGGAAGCCGCCCCGGTTGAGTAGGACCTCACGCACGGCGATGGCCTGCTGTGGGAGCAAGCGGCACGTGCGCCCGGGGCGGCGGAAGATCGGACTGAGCTGGTCGGAGAGTGCCTCGCCTTCTTGGTGCGTCCAAGCCCGTCTAGGTATGGCCGAGATACGATAAAACTCGGCTGAAGCCATAACAGCGCGACCTTGACCGAAAGGGGGCTGAGTCATCCAGTTAGATCCCACACTCTTTCACGCTGCTACCCAAAACCTTTCTTTAATCCAGCGGGCCACGTCGATTGTGTGGAGCACATCGTCCAGCGCTCTATGAGTGGTACCCACAAGCGCGGGAATGTCCGTGTATTTACAGCCGTACCACTTCATTACGAGGTCTCTCCAGGCGCTCAGGTCCAAGGCTCGGTGTCCCCACAACTGCCGCACACGCGGAAGGTAAGCCGTGAGGTAGTCCAAGTCCACGCCCGCGGTGCCCTGACCGCAAAAGAGTGTGGACTTGTCGCCCGGAAAGATCCCGAAGCTCTCGGCCCAGGTGATGAGGTAGTCGCTCAGCTCGCCGATCGTGGGCACATTGGTCGCGTGCATGAACGCGTGGTGTTCTGCCCACAAGTTGTTTTCTGTGTGCATGTTCTTGACATACGCGTCGGCCACTTCGTAGGCCGCTCGGGTGTCCGCTGTCACAAGCTGGCTAGTCGTGCCGAGCACATTGAACTGGATGTCAGTCACGGCCAGTGCACACTCAAGCACACAGTGGCCCGGCCCGGGTGTTAGCCCGGGCGTTTCGAGATCAACCCAGAGAAGGACGTCGGCCACCTAGGATGCCCACCTTTCTCTGCGCAAGCGCTTGAACGCGTTGTGCACGTGCCTCGGGCCAATTGACGCCTTGCCTAGCTCCGCAGCCATGAACGGCGTGCCGTCGTAGGTCTCGCGAAAGCAGATAGGCGGGCCCAGCATTGGTCGCCCTCGGTAAACCGGGCGGACCTTGGTCTTACCTGCGGCGCGTCGCTGGGCGCGATTCGTTTCGGCCGGGTTCACGCGTCGCTGGGCGCGATTCGTTTCGGCCGGGTTCACGCCCCGCTGGGCGCGATTCGTTTCGGCCGGGTTCACGCCCCGCCGAGCGCATTCTGCCCGGCTACAACGAGGGCAAGCGCGCGATCGGCTAGGTCGACGGCGGGGCATCCCGCGAAACCAGGGTTCATTGACAACGACGCCAAAAGGTCCCAGAAATGTGCCTCGGTGTCGTCCGCGGGCTCGGCTTGTGGCACGCTCGGCGCGTACTCCGGCGCGGGTGCTACTTGCGTTTGCCCGTCGGTGTTTGCGATAGCCTTAGTGCGGCGGGTTCGCTTGGCCTGCGCTGGTTGCTCCGCGGGCTCCTGTTGCACATCGGGTGCAACTGCGGGCGCAGAGGCAACTGGCGCGGGCGTAAGCCAGGCCGGGGGCGCCATTGACGCGGGCACAGCTGGGGGCGTAGCTTGCGCGGCCGGGAAGGCTGCCTGGGCCACAGCTGGGGGCGTAGCTTGCGCGGTAACCCAAGGGAGCGGTGCGGCTGGCGCTACGGCTGGCGGTGCAACGGGTGCGGCTGAGGCTGGCTGTGGAGGCCAAGCCATTGCGGGCGCGGGTGCGGGTGGGGGCTGTGCGGGCGCGGGCTGGCCCTCGGCTGCAATTTTGGTAAAAATGTTTTCTGACATTTGGTCTAGTGCGCTCCTTACTTCATCTGGTTGACAGTGTGTGCCTTTGTACGGGCATCCGCCAAAAGCTGAACAGTGTGAGGTTCTCTGTGGGAATTTCTCGGGGTCGGTTTGCGCGATCCGATGCGCTATCATCTCACGTCCGGTTTCAATAATCAACTCAAATCGTGCTAGGCAGTCTTCGCGCTGCGGGTCAACCACCACGGGAAGGCACCGGTGCGGCTTGTTCGCGGTGAGGTAGAGCCAGCTCTCACGCACGATCGGGGCGTTGTACTCCTTGAAGGCGTGCGCCGCGTACGTGATTGACTGTGGGTCGGTCTCTAGCAGGTCCGTCGCGGTATGTGCATAGGCCAAGTTAGAGGTTGTCTTGTAGTCGTAGATATGCACGCCCCAAGGCGTAAACTCTTCAAGGTCCTTCAAGAACTCGATTTCAATTCCGCCGACATCCCAGTTGACGCACCGCTCGGGTGTGGCCGTGCCGGGCGCGGGCGTGACCGCCAGCGCGGGGTAGGCAATGGCGCCGATTGGGTCTGCCAGGTCGGGCGGGGTTGCGTATCGTTGCCAGTTCTCAAGCACCGCGTGAACCTTCCCGCCGCGATCTGAGAACTTGTTCCCGCCGCGCTGGATGCCGGCGATCTTGTCTAAGGCCCATTGGCGGGGGCAGGCGTTGTACTGGACTATCTGGCTGGGGCTTACATGCAGGGCGCGTGCGTTGACGGTCCCGTCTGTGACCGGGTGCGTCCCGCGAACGCTGAACCGGACGCCAGCTTGCGTTCGGCCGTAGACGGCGTGATTGTTGGCGCCATCGATTACCGCTAGGAAATCACGGAACTGGACTTGAGAGCCGATGGGCAGGTCTGAGAGCAGGGTCATAGCGCGGCCATGTGGGATTGTCCTTTCGCATCCCATTGTGATGCCGATCGCGAAATTTGTCAAGTGCCCTTGCACTCAAGAGCGAAATCGGTCACCATTCAGTTGCTTGTCAAAAATCCCCCAGCAAATCCGCGTTAATGTCTTCAGAGGCACGACCGACAACGTAGGCACGGCCTACAACGTCACCTGGTCGCAGCTCATAGAAGCACTTTCAAAGCACGACGTTCGGCCCAGCAAAGAAGGCTCGCTGTTCAATTGCGTGGAGCTTTCGGGCTTACGCCGCAAAGAGAACGTTACCGCGGTTCACGCTCTTGTTCTTGACCTTGAGCACATGACTGGCAATCGTGCGGACGCTGTGCTTGCCCTCTTGGCACCCTTTGCGTTCGTTCTCTACACAAGCCACCGAAGCCGACACCGCGAGCCGTATACGGGCGAAAGGTTCGGCAAGGAACCCGTCGCTGGCGAGGTCCGCTGCCGCGTTGTGATTCCGTACACACGCCCAGTAACGCCGGAGCTTCACGACCGCATTTGGGGAGTCTTCGCGCAGTGGATTCCCGAAATGGATCCGAAGTGTAGGGAGCCAGCACACTTCTACTACCTTCCAAGCTGCCCTGTTGACGGGTCGGGCTTGGTTTTGACCGGTCACGGTAGCGCCTTAGACGTTGACGCCACTTGGGTAAGGGATTTCCCCAGTAGTCCGTCCGCCGCTGCCGTGTCCGATCAAAGCCAAGCGCGGCCCGTGCACGAAGTGGCAGAGGGCCGATTTCAGCGCGTGGTCAAGGCCCTGGCCAAGTCCAGCAAGCCGACCGCGGCCGCATTCGAGCGCCTGCTTAAGGGCGTGCCCTACGCGGTCCCAGGCGAGCGAGACAACACCCTGTTTCAGATGGTCGCGGAACTTGCCGCGGCCATGCCTAACGCCGATCCGCAGTCGGTTGCGTCGCATTTCGCGTCCAGCCTGAGCTTCATGGCCTTGGAGGCCGGCGGCGCACCCACTGAGGCCGATGTAGCGTACAAGTTCGCACGTGCGGTCGTGGCCCTTGGCGGCGCGACCGACGAAGTGGAGCTGATTCGTAGTGCCAACGGTGCACCAACAGCCACGGACGCGAACATTAAGCGCGTACTGTGTGGTGACGTCGAGCTCAAAGAGTGCTTTGCTTACAACGAGTTTGCGGCGCGCATTTACCTGGTCGGCGCAGTACCTTGGGACAAGGTTGAGTCTACCCGCGAACTGCACGACAACGACCTAACGAACTTTTCAGTGTGGGTATACGAAAAATACAAGCTCAACGTTAAGACCAATCAGATTCTCGCCGGCATTGCGGCCGAGGCGCGGAACCACAGCTGTCACCCTGTGCGCGAGTACCTTGCGGGCCTGGTGTGGGATAGAACACCAAGGCTTGAAACGTGGTTGCGCGACCACATGGGCTGTGAAGACACGAGCTACACACGCAAAGTGAGTGCGTGGTTCCTGATGCAGTGTGTGAAGCGAATCCAAGAGCCGGGATGCAAAGCGGACTACGCGCTTTTGCTGGTCAGCAACCAAGGCGCGGGCAAATCCACGCTGGCGGAAACCCTTGCATCAGAACCGTGGTTTACTGACGAGGCCGGGCAGATCGGCGGCAAAGACGCAAACATGAATATCGCGGGCCGGTGGATTGTCGAACTGGCCGAACTGAGCTCTGTTCGAAAAGCCGACTCGGACACGGTTAAGCGCTTCATTACCTGCAAGTCGGACAAATTCCGCCTGCCTTATGGCAAACTCGTGGACGTTTTCCCTCGGCAATGCTGTTTCATCGGGACAACTAACGATGCGATGCCTCTGGTTGACCGGACCGGAAACCGCCGATATTGGCCTATTAAGGTGCAAGACGAGCCTATAGACTTCGAGGCCTTTCGCGCAGTGCGCGATCAGCTTTGGGCCGAAGCTGCCTACCACGTTGCTCTCGGCGAGAGGTATTGGCCGGAAGGTGTAGAACTTACCGAGTTTGCAGCCGAGGCCGGCAAATTCGAGACCGAAGATAGCCTCTCAGACTGCATTGACGAGTGGCTCGCGAACCCAGCCGGATACGACGGTAGCACCCGATTAACTACCAGGTACGCGATGGTCCGCATTCTAGGGCTGGACCACGCGACACGGCAAGACGAGCTACGCGCCACAGCCTGCCTGATTCGGGCCGGTTTCAAGCGCATAGGCAAAGAGTGGACCACACCCCCGGGCTGGCAAGCACCCAAGAAAGCGACACAAATGAGGCTAGTTCAATGACCGTTCAATTTTGCACGCTACACCCGACCGAGGAAAGATCGCGCCGCAACAAGTACCGTTGCCGGATCTGCCGCAAGCTTGGAACCAAACCTGTTCCCGAGCAAGCACCCACAGCGCAGCCCGAACCGACACTTGACTACCTTCTGCAAGCCAACCAAGCGCAGGCCGCGGACACAGCCGCCAAGCGTCAGCTGAAAGCCGCGCAGGCTCGCATTCTTGAACAGCAGGGCACGATCGCTCGGCTGTCCTCACCGATGGCGCGGCCTGCATTGCCAACCGTTAGGCGCCTCAGTAAGGGCTCGCGCTTGGCTTGGGGACTAAGTTGCCTTAGCGACGTGCATGCGGGTGCCCTGGTTGAGCCTACGCGCTCCACGTGCATGAACAGCTATACCCCGGAGGTCTGCCGACACAGGCTCGACCGCTATTTCGAGTCGATTGCGTGGCTGATTAGGGACGAACGCAGTTTTGACGTGCTTGGACACCTTCTGTGGCTTGGTGGCGACCTCATTGATGGTCATTTGCATGACGACCAGGTAGAGACCAGCGAAGCGCCTTTGGTCACAATGAACTGGCTTGAGCCTTATTTGCTGGGTCGGATTCAAGCGCTGGCCTCGGAGCTGGGCGGCCGAGAACTTCGCATCATGTGCACATTCGGCAACCACGGCCGAGACACACTCAAACCACGAGCCGAGACGGCCGCGCGACACAGCCACGAATGGGCCCTGTACCAGCGGATCGCGCGGCACTTCGCGTCGCACCGAACAATCCGTGTGATCACGGACACAGCCCGCGACCAGTACACAGAAATCTTCGGCCGCACAATTCACGGCACACATGGCGACACGGTCAATTATGCTGGCGGTGTTGGCGGAATTACGATTCCGCTGCGCAAAGCCTACGCTACCTGGCAGACAATGCAGCCGAGCTACCTGCACTTGACCGGCCACTACCACACACAGCTTGACCTAGGCGACGGCCTTGCAAATGGCTCGGTGGTTGGCTACAACGCTTTCGCCCGCAAAATCAACGCCAGGCCTGAGGTCGCACAGCAGCTATTTTGCCTGCTTGATTCCGAACGCGGTAAGACCAAGGTCAGTCCCATTTGGGTTCACGACCCCAGTGGTGAGGAAAAGCTTGCACTCGCGGACGCGCGCAAAGTTTGGACAGCTGAGCGGGGCGCGTGAAGGTTTTCCTTGCCGCGGCCGCAACCGAAGCCCTCTACCTGCTCTGGGTTCGGGCTAGGCGGCCGTGGCTGCTTGCTGTTGTCTCCGCCGCCATAGCTTCGGGCCAGGTCGTTGGGCTGGGCGGCGCGATCAACGGCCATCCTTGGCAATACGTGTGCGGTTTTGCGGCCGGCTCGTTTCTCGCTGGACTGGCCGCGCGGCGTTGGTCACGCTAGAGGGTGCGCCACACCATAGAGACACTGCACGGACTTCTAGCCGAACTGCAAGTGCGTTTTGAGTGCCTACCGGAGGTCAGCATCGACTGGATTTCCGAAGACCAGCTCACCGACTACTTCGGCTGTGCTGTGTGCGCGGCCTGCTATATCCCCACGCGCACCGTCGTCGTGAGTGACGAGTACCAACGGGCGCCACTGTACGTGCTTCGCTACCTGGTGCTTCACGAGGCGCTTCACTTGCTGCACAAGCCCGTCGGTACCAACATGCACCCGCGGGCTTTTCGCGTTGCGGAGCAAGCGTCCTCGGACTACGTAAAGGCCTTGCGTTGGCTTCACCGGCACAGCAACCAGCACGGCAAGCAACGCTCCCCAGATTCCCGCAAGTCTGCCTTCTGGCGCAAGGTGATCTCACCCCTGTACGGCGGTGACACGGCCGCGGCCTACGCACGTTACCTTCAGTGCTGCTCTGGCCGATTCGAGTCCCAGCTTAACGCCGCGACAAAAACCGGCCGGGCCAAGAGCAAAGCCTGAACTTCGGGCGGTGCGCCGCGGTAGGCACGACAGAGGTTCTGCATTGAAACTGATGCCCAAGACTCGAGGCGATCTGCGTACTCCGCGGCGTCAAGTGTGGTTGTTCGGTTGTGAGACCTGATGGTTTGCTTGGGGGGTTTCATGGCTGATCTCCCAAGCGATCGGTCAGAACGGTTTGAACACTGGTGTAGGGCTCCCAGCCAAGCAAAAACAGTCGTTTCTTGGCCGCGTTGTAGGACACACTCCAGACCTGGGCGGCCTCGCCAACCGAGATAACCAACTGCCGAGGGCCTGGCCCGCGCGTAACACCGCCGCGCAAGGCGTCCAGCCATTCGGCGTGGTTCGCTGTTGGTGCGTTCATGGCTTTGCCAAAGGTGGGGGTGATGCCTAGATTTTTCCAGTTCTCGCGCAAAAAACGCTCGGAAACAGCCAGTTCGGTTGCGATCTCTCGCATGGTGAGGCCTTGGTCTAAGAGGGCCTTTATGCGCACTGGGTCGTGCACGTAGCCGATTTCCCCCCGAGGGCGCGAGCGCGGGCGGTAGGCGTCCAGCGGCGTCCGTATTCCGTACAGGTCCAAGCACACACGCGCGGCCCAAACGTCAACGCTCAAGTCAGCCGCTACGTAGCTGCTGGACCAGATGCGAGCCCGGTCCCTGAGGTAGGAGCCTAGGTCGGGGTCACGGTCTCGGGCCGCCTGCATGGTCGGTATGTCGTTCGCATGAAGCCAAAGCGGGTATTCTTCCGCGGCCTTGAACACACCCCAGTGCCTGGCGAGCATGTAGCCGGTATGGGCGTACATCTCTGCTGTGTAAGTCCAGCTAAGCGATCGGTTGGTCTCTTGCACATCCGCGATAAGGTCACCACTTGGGGGCGGGCGCAAGCGCCGGCACCAGGAGTCGTACTCGACTTTGAATTTCGCGGGCTCGGTTAGCTGGCTTGAATACCATTTAGTTTCGGCGCTCTGCATGCACTATAGTAGCACTACTGGTGTCGTCTGGTCAAGGGCCTGAGGGCGAAAATGCGAGGACCCAAAATACGCAACGATTTCGGGACTGCACTATAGCACTATAGTAGTTCCGATCAAGATCTTGGAAATATTAAGGAAAGTGAACTTGTGTATGTATGTATATAGTGCATTAACGATACTACATACATACATACTCAAGTTCACTTTCCCCCGCACTTTCAGAATTCTGATCGGAACTACTATAGTGCTATAGTTCAGTTAACCAGGACACCAATGCACTATATAGTTCTTGACCTGCCCCGAAATCCCTGCCACACTACCTCATGCCCCTACCCGAACCGGCTGTCGCCGAAGCTGAAGTGACGGCCCTCCGACCTGAGCCAGAGCCAACTGAGGCCGAGGTTCTGAACGCAAACGGCCAGGCACAACCTTGGAGCCCCCAGCCAGGTGAGACCGCCCAAGAGTACGCCGCGTTCCAGGCTTGGCTTCTAGCTGACACCAAGTGCCCCATTCACCCACTGGCCCAGCGCAGGGGCTGGGAAACGCGTAAGGTCGCCCCCCGCGGTTCTTGACCTGCCACGAAATCCCGGCCACACTACCTCATGCCCCTGTTGAGACGCTGGCGCCGCGCCCTGCCCCTACCCGACCCGGCGGTCGCCGAAGCTGAAGTGACGGCCCTCCGACCTGAGCCAGAGCCAACTGAGGCCGAGGTTCTGCTGGCGGACTTTGACCCGGCAGCCTTAAACGCAAACGGCCAGGCACAACCTTGGAGCCCCCAGCCACGTGAGACCGCCCAAGAGTACGCCGCGTTCCAGGCTTGGCTTCTAGCTGACACCAAGTGCCCCATTCACCCACTGGCCCAGCGCAGGGGCTGGGAAACGCGTAAGGTCGCAACCAAGGCAATGGGCGCGGACCTGGAACTGGTCGCCCCCGCGGTTCTGCAGAAGGTCTCGGCCCAATGCGTTCAGCTGGCGTTGCAGTGGGGCCTGAACGAGATGAGCAAGCATCTACACGCAAGCCAAAGCGCGGAGCACCCAAGCGCGACAGTCAAGGACACGGTTGCGATCGTGAAGGACGTGGCCATGTTGGCACGCCTTCTGCATGGCCTTAGCACTGAGAACGTCTCTGTGCGCGACGGGTCCGCGGAGGACTTTTCGCTCCTCACGGACGAGCAATTGGTGCAGTATATGCAACTACAAGCACTAACGAAAGGCAGCAAAAATGAAGTTTGATTTCGGATTTGGGTTAGTTGACGCGCACAGGCACATAAACGGAGAAGGCTGGGTTGCAGACACGGCAGAAATACAAGAAAGTGCCTATGTAGGGCCAGAAGCTGTTGTCTATGGCATCGCCCAGGTCTGTGGCAACGCCCGGGTCTATGGCAGCGCCCAGGTCTGTGACAACGCCCAGGTCTGTGACAACGCCTGGGTCTGTGACAACGCCCGGGTCTGTGGCAACGCCCGGGTCTATGGCAGCGCCCAGGTCTGTGACAACGCCCAGGTCTGTGACAACGCCCAGGTCTGTGACAACGCCAAGGTCTGTGACAACGCCAAGGTCTGTGGCAGAGCCCGGGTCTATGACAACGCCCAGGTCTGTGGCAACGCCCAGGTCTATGGCATCGCCAAGGTCTGTGGCAAAGCCCAGGTCTGTGGCAACGCCAAGGTCTGTGGCAACGCCCAGGTCTGTGACAACGCCCGGGTCTGTGACAACGCCAAGGTCTGTGGCAACGCCCGGGTCTATGACAACGCCTGGGTCTATGACAGAGCCCAGGTCTGTGACAACGCCCAGGTCTGTGACAACGCCCAGGTCTGTGACAACGCCTGGGTCTATGACAACGCCCAGGTCTGTGGCAACGCCCAGGTCTATGGCATCGCCAAGGTCTGTGGCAGAGCCCAGGTCTATGGCATCGCCTCTGTTTCTCCTATACATATCTCAGGGCTAGAATTCTTTGTGACAATCTGCGACGATCGGGTCACAATAGGCTGTACTACAGATACTCTGCATGGCTGGCGTACAAGACAGGACCTTAGTCGATCCGAATCTGTTCGCGCGTACATGCCCTTAATAGCGGCCATGGCCGAGCAGCACCAGAAAGTAGCATTCCCTTGATTGAGTGGTGCAGTATATGCAACTACAGGCATTAACGAAAGGCAGCACAAATGAAGTTTGATTTCGGATTCGGTTTAGTTGACGCGCACAGGCACTCAAACGGAGAAGGCTGGGTTGCAGACACGGCAGAAATACAAGAAAGTGCCTATGTAGGGCCAGAAGCTGTTGTCTATGGCAGAGCCCGGGTCTATGACAACGCCCAGGTCTGTGGCAACGCCCAGGTCTGTGGCAACGCCCAGGTCTGTGACAACGCCCGGGTCTGTGACAACGCCCGGGTCTATGGCATCGCCAAGGTCTATGACACCGCCCAGGTCTATGGCAGCGCCTGGGTCTGTGACAACGCCCGGGTCTATGACAACGCCCAGGTCTGTGGCAACGCCCGGGTCTATGACACCGCCCAGGTCTATGGCAGCGCCCAGGTCTGTGGCAACGCCCAGGTCTATGGCATCGCCAAGGTCTGTGGCAGCGCCCAGGTCTATGGCATCGCCCGGGTCTATGACAACGCCCAGGTCTGTGGCAACGCCCAGGTCTATGGCATCGCCAAGGTCTGTGTCAACGCCAAGGTCTGTGGCATCGCCAAGGTCTGTGGCAACGCCCGGGTCTGTGACAGAAAGTAGAATTCCCTTAATTGAATGGTGTAGTATATGCAACTACAGGCACCAACGAAAGGCAGCAAAATGAAGTTTGATTTCGGATTTGGGTTAGTTGACGCGCACAGGCACATAAACGGAGAAGGCTGGGTTGCAGACACGGCAGAAATACAAGAAAGTGCCTATGTAGGGCCAGAAGCTGTTGTCTATGGCATCGCCAAGGTCTGTGGCAACGCCCAGGTCTATGGCGGCGCCAAGGTCTGTGGCAACGCCCGGGTCTGTGACAACGCCCGGGTCTGTGGCAACGCCCAGGTCTATGGCATCGCCCAGGTCTGTGGCAGAGCCCGGGTCTGCGACAACGCCCAGGTCTGTGACAACGCCCGGGTCTGTGACAACGCCCGGGTCTGTGGCAACGCCCGGGTCTATGACAACGCCCAGGTCTGTGACAACGCCCAGGTCTGTGACAACGCCCGGGTCTGTGGCAACGCCCGGGTCTATGACAACGCCCAGGTCTGTGACAACGCCCAGGTCTGTGACAACGCCCAGGTCTATGACAACGCCTGGGTCTGTGACAACGCCTGGGTCTGTGACAACGCCCGGGTCTGTGACAACGCCTGGGTCTGTGACAACGCCCGGGTCTATGACAGAAAGTAGAATTCCCTTGATTGAATCTGACCACGGTTTCTTTATCTTGACCCCACCCGAGTTTGCGGCCCAGTGCGAAGCAGCCAACCTGGTGCCTCGCCTATGCACAGTGCAGGAAGCGCATGAGCCAGGCGCCACAGGCCTGCGCGCTTGGCCTTCTGGGTTGCTGCCTTGGGGCACTGATGGTCACGTGCTCGCTTGGCCCGACGGGCGGTGCATGCTCTCTAACGCGATTTTCGTGGCGTGCGGAGGTGTGCTAGAGTGAGAACCTCAAGTGTGGCCGCAGAACGTGAGTACATAAGGCGATTCGGTCTTATGGCCTTTACCATTAGAGCCTGGCACATACTATTTCCCGGTCAGAAATTTCAGTATAACTGGCATATTCTCGAGGTATGTAAGCACATAGAAGCGGCCTTTTTTGGTGCATGTCCGAAGATGCTGGTCAATGTGCCGCCTGGAACTGGAAAATCGGTGCTTTGCTCGACCATGTCCGCGGCCTGGGCTTGGACTATAAACCCCGCTTATTGCATGATGAACGGGTCTTTTGATGAGTCCAACGGCAACCGCGACGCGGGCAGGGTTCTGCAAATTCTTCAGTCGGACTGGTACCAAGCGCTTTGGCCCTCGGTTAAGCTTGTGTCAAAGAAGCCCGCACTCGAGTTCTTTTCGAACACAGCAGGGGGATTTCGTTACTTCTCTACTGTTCACGGCCGAGGCACAGGCAAACACGCACACATACGTATCTTTGACGACCCTTTGAAGCCAAGCGAGGCCATGGGGAACGCCTCGACCACCAAGACAGAGCTAGATTATGTCAACACTGTATGGTGGCGGGGAACAATGTCCACTAGAAACATTCCGGGGGAACAGCCACGTTATTTAGGTGTGATGCAGAGGCTCCACGAGGATGATTTAATTGGGTATCTCCAGACTACAGACAACCCCGTCGTCTTGCGCCTCCCCATGCGTTACAACGCGGCCAAGCCATGCATCACGCCTGTGGGAGGCGACCCACGCACGATTGACGGGCAGCTGCTCTGGCCCGAAGTCTACACAGAAGAGCGCGTCCAAGCCCTCGAGAACGCTCTAGGCATCTACGCAAGCGCGCAGTTGCAGCAGGAACCCGCCAACCCTGAAGGGGAAATCTTCAAGGTCGCCAACTTTAGGCGCTGGACCGTCCTGCCCGAGATGAGTAATGTCATTTTGAGCGTGGACTGCTCGTTCAAGGACAGGGTCGGGTGCGACAATATAAGCGCGCAAATTTGGGGTTCAGACGGGGTAAACTTCTACGGTCCCTTGGCGAATGTTACCTGCCTTGCTGGTTACAGTGAGACTGTGAATATATGCAAGCAGCTACTTCGCACTTGGCCCCAAGTGCGTGAGAAACTAATTGAAGACAAGGCCAACGGAGCCGCGGTCATTGAAGCGCTTAAGCGGGACTTCTCGGGCGTTATTGAAGTAAACCCGCTTGGAGGCAAGATAGCCCGAGCAAATTCAATTACTTATCTGTTCAAATCTGGTAATGTGCTTTTCCCACCTGATTCTTATGCGCCTTGGGTAGCAAGCTACCTGGCTGAGATGACTGGTTTTCCTCGCACGAAGCACGACGACCAGGTCGATAGTTCGACCCAGGCTTTGGCCTACCTTGCAGAAAACCGTTCCACGATGTGGGCCTACCTACAGAGCACGCTGCGCCACGACAACGGGCCGCCAGTCGAGCCCGGGTTCTTGAGTCCGTTCGACGGGCGTTAACGTGCTAGGATACAACCATGCAAATTGAAGTGAAGCTAACAGCATCAAACACAGACTGGCTTGAAGCCCAGCTCACATATAGGCGCGCAACGATTTTGGAAACCGGCCTTGACGATTACTGTTATCTTTTGCGTAAGCATGACACACTCAAAAGCGCTTATAGTCACTCGAGTAATCGTGCAAAGCAGATGAGAGCCGAGCGCCAGCAACTCGAATACAACGAGCTCAAAGCCAAGGCAGAAGGAACCAAGGCCGAAAACCCGTTCGGCTTATCTATTTGCGATCTTGAGACACTGGCGCAGAAGTACCAGGCAGAAATGGACCTCATAGCATTGATAGCCTCACGGTACTTTGGGTCAATTGTTCTCGACCGTGACTTTTCTGCGTAGTGGCTGCAAGGCCTGTCATAGGGTTTTAGCGGCCTTTCTTGAAATGGTATGATCCAAGTGTCACAGGAGCAAGTATGCTGATCGCACTCACAATCACAGTAGTAGTCCAAGCCCTTTTAATCGTCGCCTTAGTCAAGCGTTTGCGCTTCGGGGTGCGTCAGGTGAATGTGTGTAAACCAACAGCTTTGACACTGGCCGAGCAGGCTCAGCAGATCTATGTATCTTTGACGGAACTAAGCCGCTGAAGCTTCTAGACGCGCACGCTTCGTGCAAGGAAAGAACTACTATGTTCAAGGTAACAATCACCACAACCACCGGACTACAAAACGAACAGCTGTTCGCCAACTTCAGCAACGCCCTCACCTACGCCCGCAAGCAGTACAATACCGCACTGGTCTATAGCGTATTTATTCGGAGGGCAGCTTAATGTCAATTCTGATCAACTTCGTCACCTACATGGTATGCCAAGGCCTAGCACTCTGGATCGTGCTGAGGTTATTCCAATGACCTGGCTAATCGAACTTGCCGCCCAGGTCGCCCTCGAAAAAGGCCTCGACCCAGAAGGCGCACGCACACACATGCGCGCTTGGTTGCGCACAGACCTCGCGGATTTCCTGCGCCTTGAAGACCGAAAAATGGTGGCTTGGACTCGAATTTACTCTTAAGCTTTCCCCGTGACGTCCGTTAATACTAGCATGTTCCAAATCAAAGCCCTTCTCAGTGAGCTCCAATACCTAGGCCTTCGCACCGCACGCGCGGATGAGGCTGGTTGGTACTATAAGGCCTGGTGTGGAGCTCGCGTTTGGGTTTGTGAAAGGAATCAGAAGTGAACTTCCAAGACGTAATCGAATTCAGGCAGACGATCGGCGAGCTGTATCAGCCCACGCGCGCCGATCTCGCGTGCGGTTTCCCTCTAATGCGCTTGCCTGCGCGCTACGCGGGCACGTTCGGGCCCTGGGAATGGGTCACAGGCAAGGCAAGCCCAGTGCAAATGCTTGATGGTTCGGCCGCACCCGACCCACCCATGCTTGACGTCGGATGGTTTAGAATCGAGTTTGACCCATGCCTATCTTGACTTAGGCCGTAGGTTCGCTACACTTAGGACGTGCCGTTACGTCAAGCAAGCCTTTCCGGACCAGTGTTCGCCGCCCAGCAAACCGGCGAATTCAGGGCCGGACGTAACCTCGGCTAAAACACTTCCGGCGGCCGCACGACCTAATATGACTGGATACCTTGGAACCGTTAGCACACACCTGGACAGCCTCACAGGCTTTCAGGGGTTTGATACGCGCAACTACTCAACAAACCCGGGGCGGCCTGGGGTCGGGTGGTCAAACGACGTCACCGGCATGGGCACCATGCGTGACAAGACCTCCTATGGTGTGTTCAGGGGCTATTCCCCTGTTGACCTCATATCCCTGAGCAACCTCTATCACGGCTCGGACTTGGCTGCGCGTATCATAGACGTGCAAGCTGATGAGGCATTCCGTCTACCCTACAAGGTCACTACGGGCAACGAGAAAGCCGACAAGCTAATCGAACGCAAGTTCGAGGAAATAAACGCGCGCGAGAACCTGCTACTTGGGTGCGTTTGGGGTCGCCTGTTTGGCGGCGGCTGGTCCGTGCTCGGGGCCGATGATGGCCAAAACGCGTCCGAGCCCTTGGACTTCGATCGGACCAAGTCCTTGGACTGGCTTCAGGTGGTTGACCGCCGATTTATGTGGCCTATGACCTGGTACGACAGTGGGCCCAAGGCGGGCAAGCCCTCTAAGTACGTGCTCTCGCAAACGTGGGTGGGTGTGTCCCAAGGCGCATACGAGATTCACGAATCTAGAATGATTGGCTGGCCGGGTGCGAGAACGGCCCAGCGCGAAAAAAACATGAACGCGTCATACGACTACAGCATCTTGGACAAGTGCTGGCCCCAGCTGCGCATGTATGAGACCCTGTGGAAGGGCGTGGAGCTTCTGATTGTGGAGGGCCCTCAGGCCGTCTACACAGTGAACGGTTTTGCGGACAAGCTCATGGCTGGCCAGGGCGAGGCGCTTACGACCCGCTTGCAAATGATTGACTTTTATCGGTCAATGCTGCGCGCGATTGTGATAGATAAGGATGAGACTTTCGAACGCCAGCCGATGCAGCTCGCGGGGATTCCAGACCTGCTCTCACAGGCTGCATTCCGCATTTCAGCGACTGCGCAGATCCCAATGATGGTCCTTTTTGGCCAAGACCCAGCCGGTTTCAGCACGGGCGATGCTTCACTGAGGTGGTTCTGGGATAAAACGAAGAGCTATCAGATCAACGTGGTCGGGCCGCGGATTGCAGAACTGGCCAAAATCGTCTTGAAGGTCGAGGGCTTAGAGGCCTTTTGCGCCGATGTTGTGGTCACGTTCGAGCCCCTGTACACGCCTTCTGCCTTGGAGCGCGCCCAAGAAATCAGCACAATGGCTACGGCGGACAAGACCTACATTGACGCGCAGGTTCTCACGCCCGAGGAAGTAGCCATCAGTCGCTTCACGGACCAAGACACGTGGTCCGACGCGTGGAAGGTGGACCTTAAGACCAGGGAGAAACTTTTGGCGGACGTTATGCGCAACCTAGCCGAGGGCTCCGCGCCCGGCTCGATCGAAGCAGGCGACGTAGGCAACACACCCGAGCCCAAGGACGTGAGAGGGATTACACAGCCCGAGGTCTCCGAAAACCCGGCGTTTGGCACCAAACCTGCAGAGAAAAGAACATGAAGTTGAACGACGCACCCGACGATTTCGAATGATGCACCTAGTCGTCTTATCCCGGAATGAAAGCGCCCGCATTCAGCGCACAATTGAGAGTGCGCTGCCCCTTGTGGACAGCTACACCATTTGCGACACAGGCTCAACCGATGACACGATTGAATTCGTGCGCACGGCCGTCGGGTGTCTACCCGGGCAGGTTGTCCGTTATCCCTGGACAGACAGTTTCGCGGACGCACGCAACTTCGCATTTGACGCGGCGCGCGCGTACGTGTGCCAGGCGTCGAACCAGTACCTTCTACACTTGGACGCGGGCGAGCAAATCGGCACGGACGGACCTTTGCCCAAGCTGACCGCGGACGCGTACCAAGTGCCCGTAAGTTACGGCTCGTGTGCGTTCAAGAGCACGCGCATCTTCCGCGCGCGGGCGCCTTGGGTGTGGAAGTACCGCGTGCACGAGACGGCCGAGGGTGGCGGGTCCGTGGGGTCTCTCGACTGTGTGGAGGTTTTCTCAGACCTCGGAGACCAAAGCCAAGCCAAGTGGCTCCGCTACGCACGTCTTTCAGACCTTGACCTTGTGGACCATCCGGACGATCCACGCGTAGTGTTCTACGCAGCGCAAAATCATTACGCGGCAGGGAATTACGCACGTGCCCTAGACCTGTATACATTGCGCACAGTTCTGGGCGGCTGGTCTGAAGAGGTCTGGTACGCGACCATGCGCGAGGGTATGTGCCACGAGCGTTTGGATAACATTACGCATGCGGCCTACTTCTATCATGAAGCGCATCAGTTGAACCGAGGCCGGGCCGAACCCGCACGCCACCTGGCACGCATGCTGCAAAGCTCAGACTGGGCCGCCGTTGCGGACCGGATTCCGTGCCCGACAGCGGGTCTGTTTATTGAAAGGGACAAGTACAAGTGACACGCGAACAAATCGACGCACTCGAAGAGAGCATGCTTTCAAATGTAGACGCGCTTGAATACGAGTTTTGCTGCAACGACCTAGAGCGAGTGCGCTATAAGGTCGAACGCGCGGAAATAGAGGCCTTCTGCTCTTGGGCTCGCACTAAGGTGCGCGCGGCTGGTGTATTTTGATCACGCACTCTAGGCTGGCCGAGGTAAGGAAAAAGCTCTTTGGGCGCAAGCTTGCCAAGCGCCCGAAGCCACCGAACGAGGCCGAGCGACTCTACCTCGGAGCAATGCGTGGATGGGCAGCAGAGTTCAAGACTATCGTCATGGGCGCTATTGCTGAGACGTACCCGAAACTGGCGGAGCTTGCGGCAAAGCACGACGGGTTCGACCCGGACGAGCCGAGGGACGAGCAGGGACGCTGGACTGGCAGCAGTTCAAGCGACTTTCTGAATGCACCAGATCCGTGGGCTGGAAGCAATGATCTTTTCGGTGTATTTCAGCCAGAGGTTAAGTCAAGCATTTATGAAAGCACAAAAGAGAGTGAAGCACTGGACGTAGACCAAGGCACGTTGGAGCACGAGGCGCTTAGAGAGCAGGCGCTGGCTCGAATTAACGCTAAAGTAACTCCGGCTGAGAAGGACGCGGCTTATCAGTACCTGCACAACTACCACACAATAGTTAAGGCAGAAGCTGAAGGCAAGGACACAGAACACTCAAAAGTGGTGCGAGAAATGGTCGAGCGCGAGTCAAAGGGCGCTCAGCCAATTACGCTATTCCGTGGAATGCAGCTAAAAAGTGAAGATGCACTCAAGCTGAAAGTGGGAGAAAACTTTGCACTACAGTCAACAAGCTCATTCTCAACTTCAGCCGCAACGGCTGCGCACTACGCAGCCGGCACACTAGTTAAGAAAGAGGGTACCGTCCCGGTTCTGCTCAAAGGCAATCTCAGAGGTATGCCGCTCCCGGGAGGTCACGGCTTTGAGCGTGATGTACTAGTCCCACGAAGTGCGAAGCTGCAAATAACCAGAATAGAGCATATACAGCACCCTAGGCACGGTCTTGTGACCTTGGTACACGTAGAAGAAGGCGCACGGAAGGACGCCTTTGACCCCGACGAGCCACGAGACGAGAATGGTCGCTGGACGGGTGGAGGCGATGTCAGCCGAGCCGGCGTGAGCGCTTCGGGGAAGCCGCTTAAGCCTCGCGCGTATGAGTGGACCACGCCAGCGGGTGTGACGCACAGATTCACGGACAAGCCTGGAGAGCGCGATACATATGAGTTCAAGAGTGCGGACCAGCTAACGCGTGAGGGCGAAGCCAAAGAGCGCATGTATGCTGCTATCAGCGAGCACGCAACCGAGCACCCGGGCTTTGACTACCAAGGAGCGCACTTCAAAAAGGACAAGGAAAATCCTGGTAGGTTTCGCATTACACACGAGCACAACGAGCTAGGAATTAACGCAACGCGAGACATTTTCGAGCCCGGCGGAAGCTATCAACGCGCAGACGGTGCCCGTCTTGATGCCCTTGCCAGCAAGGTCCTACAGGGCATTACGACCCCGTTGCGCGAAGCAGCGGATCGGGTACCCCTGAGCCAGGTCGGCGGAACTGTGCGCTCGCACGTGGAGCACGACGTGCCCAGGTACATGCCCGGGCTCGCGAACACAGACCTATTTCTAGGCTCTGAAATCGCAGCCTGGCGCAACGAGAACGTCGATTTGATAACGAACCTATCCGACGAGATGCGCGACAGAATTGGCGACCTCCTGGAGGACTACGACGGGACACGGGTCGAGGAAATGGCCACGGCCCTCGAGGACACTTTCGGGGTAACCCGAGCCCGTGCCGAGTTAATCGCCAGAGACCAGACCCTAAAACTCAATGGGCGCATGAACCAGGCTGCACAAACGGCTGCAGGCGTTGACCGATACCGCTGGAGCACGTCGAACGACGGTAGCGTGCGAAACGACCCCAAGGACCGAGGCTACCCAAACCACGAGATCTTGAACAACACCGTGCACCGATGGGACGATCCGCCGGTTACGTGTGAGCGCACTGGCGCGACAAATCACCCTGGCCAAGATTTCCAGTGTCGCTGCATTGCAATACCAGTCCTAGAGGAATTCGACGACGCGACCGACGATTTGCCAACACAGGAATTTGACGGCGGGGATTTCGATGAGTCAAAGCATCCGCGCGACGAAAAGGGCCAGTTCACTGAAGGCGCCGGATTAGGCGAGCGCATGAGCGCGAACGGTATCAACTACACCAGCCACGACAAGTTTCAGGCAGCCGCACAAGGCATCTTCGGTCACCACTTGGACGCGGAGCACATACAGGGCCTGCTTAATGTGCACAAGCTGGACATACCAGGAGCGCACACAGTGGAATACCTTGCACGCCCGACAACGTCGGACAGCATACACCTAGAGGCCAAGGTCAAGGACCAGGCCGGAAACGTACTGTTACACCTTAAGCGACAGTTCAATACATCGTGGGAGTCCGGACACAAGGAAATCGAGGTGAACCACGACGTAATGATGCTGCATGAGTCAATTCAAGGCAAGGGGCTCGGTTCTAAGCTTTTTGATGAGCAACTCAGAGCCTACCAGCAGACGGGTGTGGTTTCTCGCATAACCACGGATGCAGCCTGGACTGGTCAGTACCAGTGGCCGCGTCTCGGTTTCAGTTTGCGTGATCCTTCGAAGTTCGAGGGCTACAAGCAAGAAATGACACGTTTTATGCAAGAGAAAGGACTAAAGGTAGATCTGTCCAAAGCGAAAACGATGCACGATCTGTCTCGTGTGCAGACCAGTACGCCATTTGCGCACCGCGAGGGCCAGACGACCAAGCTAGGCAAGGCTTGGCTCGAATCTAGGCCTGTAGGCAACGAAATAGGGCTCAAATTTGAGCTCGGTCCTAAGTCCAAGGAATTGAAAGCCTATGAGAAAACAGGAAAACATTGAAGGCACAGGCTGTCCAGTGAAAATCGCAGCCTTGCCATTTGAGCAGTGGAACGCGCCGCGACGCGGTGGGCTGCTCTGCGACGCGCAAAGGATTACACAGAGCGCGAACGAAGTTGCGCAGACCGCGCAAAGTGCTTCGCAGAGCGGCGGACCAAAGGAGCCAAAAATAGCCTAGAAGCGCGCGTACTTCTAGGGGCTTCGTTGGCACACGGGGTGCAATAGATACAGTCAGGAGCTGAGCTCCTAGAAAGTAGAAAATCCCAAATGTCAAGTGTAAACACCTACTCAGACCCAGCGTCAGACCAAAGCTACAGCGTAGTCATCTCGGTTGCCAAAATGCCCAGCAAATGCTGGGGTCGCTACGTGCATGTGGGTGTGGTTGCTACAGTGGCTGACTACACACCACATAGTCTGGACGAGCGCCCCAAGGGCGTGATTGGGCTCCCGTTCTACGCGCCGAGATGCTGCGTAGGTAAGACCGAGTGCTGCGCATCCAAACGGGCAGATAGCCAAGCGCATAGGGTAGCTTTCGCCAAGCTCAAAGAGCGCATTGCTTTATGCAACAGGATGCGATCTAGCGGGTACCTTGAGAGTCTGGCCGAGCGCGTAGACGAGATCTAGGCCCCCGACTTGCCCTAAGGTTAGCCGGTGCTAACCTTAGGGCATGAAGTTCCTAAGCTCTTTGGTCGCCCTAGCCTTAGTTGGTTGCGGCATTTTTGGTACACCTTCCGCCCAGTCCGGCCAGTGCTTTGCGTACTGTTTGGATGTTCCCGTCAATGGCCAAACGATAGCCTTTTGCTACGGTTCGCAGGCCGAGCAAGTAGCCGCCCTGGCACAACTGCAAGCCGCAGGCGTTCAGGCCACGGTGCGAAAGTGAAGCGCTTTCTAGCTGCGTTCGCTATACTTTGTGCGCATGCGTGCGGTAGTCAGCAGGCCACGCCCTGCACAGAAATGTCCGCAAAACCTTGCAAGTGTAGCTGCACTGGTGGCGCACCCGCAACGGGTGGCCGCAGCTCAACCGGAGGCAGGGCATCGACTGGTGGGGCCAAGGCAACGGGCGGGCAAGTTGCGACCGGCGGGTCCAGCGCTGCACCGACCACGGTTTGCGCCTCGATTGTGCTGCCAACTAAGGCCAACGTAACTGCGAAGGCCGTCCACCATAAGATAGGCAAGCGACACCACAGGCACCCGGGGCGCGCAGCGTTTACGGCCGAAGCGGCCACTCAATTGTGCTCGGCCACGCACCTAGCGAACTGTGCAACGCTTGACCAAGGCCAAACGGGAAGCTGCACAGGCAACGCCCATGTGATGACAATCAGTACGCAGCCGTTCAAGGGCAGCACGCATTGCAACGAGACCGATGCACGTCTAGCCTACCAGGGCGGCACATGCATTGACAACGGCTGCACCATCCCGTGCACAAGCAAAACTTGCCCGGCCGCGTTCAATCCGGCAACTGGCGCGAACGACAACGGCAGCCAAACGGCTTCGGTCGCAACTTGGATGACCACCGAGGGTTGGGCCGGCGCTTACACGACCGCAGACACGACTGCGCAGCTTGAAGCGTGCCTCGCTAATGGCCCCGCCGACATTGGCGTCGATTTCTGGTCCGGCATGCAGACACCCAGCGCTACAGGCCAGTTGCAGGTGACCGGCTACGTCGAAGGCGGGCACGACATGAACGCCGCTATCCTTGACCTTACACACAAAATCGCGCCCGTTGACGCCGTTTGGATACACAACAGCTGGGGTAACACCTGGGGCTGGTGCATCGGCTCGGTGTGCGGCTACGCGTGGATTGCATTGAGTGACCTTCCAAAACTCGACTTTGACGCAGATTGCCCGGTGACGCCATGAACACAATTATCACTTGGCTCAGCAATCCAGTTAACGACATTCTGGCAATCACCTACGCGACTGCGATCATGCAGGTCGTGGCGAGCGAGACCGGCTGGCGCTGGGCGGAAATCGTCGCCAAGATTTTGGCGTCACTACCAGGCATCAACGCCAAGGGCCTAATGACAGCGGCCAAGCAATGAATCCAGAGCCCGGACACGTGGCCGAGTCTCAGCTTTCGATTTAGACCAAAAAGACGGCTTTCTTTTTGATCGGCCGTCTGCTAGACTTGGAACAGCATGACTGATACACCTACACTCGTGGCAGAAGCAACGGCGCTGCAAGACGGAAGGGCGCAAACTCCTGTGCAAGTGGTGCTCCAAGGCGGTGCGTCAGCCCTGCGCAATTCGACGGGTGAGGTTTCTGGCGTGGCTTCGGCCGCGCCGGTCGCCGGGCAAGCCCTCGTAGCTACGAGTGCTACCGAATACGCGTGGGGCGCTAATGATTCGATTCAGCTGCCCAAAATACAGCCCAATGGGTCAACCGCATCCGACGTAGTTATCAATACGGATGCGTCGACAACTCTGCTCGCTGTGTCACTTGCCTCTGCGGGGTTGGCAAGCAGCGAAATCTATCAGGCTGTCGTCTCAATCAGAGCTGTCATCTGGGAGACAGCGCTCCCTTCTTTGCTCGGGTCGATCGATCTTGACCTAGACCTGACCGTGGCGACCAACACAGCGGGCGTAGTGTTTTGCAGTTTCGGTGCGATAAATCCAGATTTATCGAGACTTGTTGGCACGCCGCTGGCGGGCGCCACTATCACGGCAATCGCATCAACAAATGGATTCACGATCAAAATCACACGCCCGGCCGCCGTAGCCTGTACCGCTAGATGTAGCTGGATCACCAACTATTTTGAGGCAATCGCGGTCAATCCGGACTACCCTCAGGCAGGCACGTGGACTACCGGTGGAATCTGGGATGCGGACCATGGTGTTGCAGGCACGCCAGCGGCCGTCACCAGCTGGACCTCGCGCGAGGGCACGTCAGTGCTCACCACGTCGGGCGGGACGGTCGTCGCTGAAATTGATGTGTTGACGGCCACGAGCGTGCTTCGCTGTGTCGGGGCGGCAATGCTAAGCCAAGTGAGCGCGCCGAAATGGGGCGCATTTGGCGGGGTTCTCGGGACATTCATTTTCGGGATACAAATCACTACGCCGGCGGCACCAAGTGGAGCCGTGATGAATCTAAAAAACTCGAACAATCTAAGCCGAGTGTGTCAAATCGTATACCCGTCCGGAACCGTGCTGGCCGCCTACCAATACGACGGGACCAACATACCGTACCAGCAGGTGACCGTCGCAGCCAGCGCGCGCAAGACAGCGGTGTTTTGCCTGCACACGGACGGTAAGTTATATGCGATTGATTCCACCGGAACGTCCGCAAGTATGGCGGGTGCTGCGTTGAGTATCGTGGTGGACCGGCTTGAGGTTGCCGGCACGTCGCAGGTGCGCCGGTTCGGGGTTAAATTGCCCGCTACGGCTAACCCACTATTGGAGGCGCAGCAACTCTACACCCAGCTCGCGTCAATGATCTAGCATGCTGGACCTATTGTCCCGCCGCCAGCCTCAGCCATGGGAAGGTGTGACGCTATCCGGATGGGTGCCGAATACTCCCCCGGTCTGGAATAACACTCGCCGGATGGTCGATGATAGCGTGCGCAAAGTTCGCACGGCCGCTGACGTTGTGGCGTGGCGAGCGATGCTGATTTACTACATTTTCGGCTTTGCTGGCATCCCAAATTGGTTCTCGACCGTTACGCGTAATGTTACGTGCCCGCTGACGGCGTTAACGAATCTTAGGCGTACGGACCTACTCTCGTATGCATATCCGGCGACCAGCACAACCGGGCTAGCGATTCAGGTGCACCTATTTGCTTGGCATCTAATCCCTTCAACCACGGTCAAAAACCGCGCGGTAATCTACTGCCCGGGGCACCTTTCGATCGGGCTAGACGACGATCACACTGCGGCGCCGACTAACATCGGCTCGGGCGAGTGGCGCATGATTTCGTCGCTATTGGCGGCGGGATTTGATGTATTTGTCTACCCCATGCCAGCGTTTGCCTATGACGCGGGTGTTGTCGGCATTGAGCCCAATTGGCACGCGGATACCGGTGACGTGCCGTTTCCGTACACTCTTGAGGCTCACGAGTGGCTGGCGCAATTCACGCCGCACTATCGGTCGATTGGGAGCTTTCACCGATTCTTTTTGACCATGCCCGTGCTGTGTCTTAATTACGCGGCGTCACTCGGCCGCATTACGGACTATGCAGCCGTTGGGATTAGTGGAGGAGGATGGTCAACAACTTGGATGGCCGCGCTAGATACGCGTATCGCCAAGAGCTATTCGGTTGCCGGTACTCAGCCGATCTACATGCGCCCAGCTACAGGCGCGCTTGGAGACGCCGAGCAGGTGTGGCCCGAGTGTTATCAGGGGTGCGGGTATTTAGACCTGTACATGCTTGCGACCCACAACAAGCACCACGAGCAAATCTATAACTACGCAGACGACGGGACGTTTGGGGTCGCGCAATATGCGCTAGTCGAGGCAGGGCGGGTCCGGTGCAACGGCCTCACCTATGAGCAGGCAATCGCCGACTGGTCGGGTGAGATAGCGGCAGCAGTCGCCGCGATCGGTACCGGCACCTTCAGCACCACGATCGACTACACATCCAACAGCCACCAAAACTCGTGGCAGACGTGCGCGCACGTCGTTAGCGATCTCCTGACCGCAGGTTGACGCAGCTCCGACCGGCTGCTAAGCTGTAACCATGCCTCTGAAGACAGGAAAATCGGCTGAGGTCATATCCGAAAATGTGGCCGAGCTAATTAAAGCGGGCCACCCACAAGAGCAAGCCGTCGCGATCGCTGAACGCATGGCGCGAGGCGACGGCGGCAATGCTGAGGGCCTTCGTTTCGACGGCGGCGCGGAGTCCTACGGCGAGCCCGAGCAGCGTTATGACTTCAGTCGGCTCGCCGGCGCCAAGGTTTCTCGGACGTCTCAGGGCTTCGCGCGCATGCCCGCAAACCTCACGCGCACGGGCGTGTTCAAGTACACGAACCCGGACGGCACAACCCGGCGCGAGCTCCGGTTGCCCGAAGAGGTCTTCGCCCAAGACAGCCTCGATAGCCTGCGGGACGCGCCTGTGGTCTGGGGTCACCCGGCCATGGTCACGCCGGCCAACATTCGGGAACATGAGATCGGTCACATATCGGGCACACCAAAAGGCGATGGGGTGCGACTCGTGTCCGGTGAACTGATAATCAAGCGCTCGGACGGCCTTGCCAAGGTGGATTCAGGCGAGGGCCAAGAGCTGTCCTGTGGGTACAAGTGTCACACAGAAATGCGTTCAGGCGTCTACCAGGACGAAAAGTTCGATTGCATCCAGCGTGGAATTATCTACAACCATGTGGGCATGGGCCCGAGGGGCTGGGGGCGCGCCGGTGGTGATGTGGCCTTGCGCCTGGACGGCTTGTATGCAACAATAGACGTGCAAACCGCCGAACCCATTTTGGAGCAACCAGCAAGAATGAAAACTAGATTTGACGGCCAGGAATTCGAATTCGGTTCCGAGGTCCACGTCAATGCAATGCAGGCCCGCCTAGATGGGAACGCTGTTGCATTGAAAACAGCCACGACCGAATGCGATACGCTTCAAGCCAAGCTTGATTCCAGCACCGCGGATGTCACCAAGTTGACCACGGACCTCAAAGCCGCACTTGACCCCGCGCGCATTGATTCCGCAGTCGAGAACCGCGTTGCCCTTGTGGTTTCGGCCGCAAAGGTCCTCGGAGCCGACGCGAAATTCGACGGCAAGACCGAGCGCGAAATCCAAGCCCTGGTGATTGCTAAAGTACACCCCAGCGCGAAGCTGGACGGCAAGTCTGACGACTACGTCTCGGCTCGATTCGACGCCTGCCTGGAAACGGCCAGCGCGTCCAAGACAATCTCGAACTTCGCGAATGCTTTCGCGGGCGTCAACCTGGACAGCCTGGACGAAGCGGCCCGCAAGGACGAGAAGGATGCCGAGGAAGCTCGCGCCAACCAACACAAGACTCCGCTCGCAATGAGCAAGGGAAAATAACGTGACCATAGCGAACGAATCAGTTCAGTCCACCTTTGACTTTCGACCGCCCGTTGCGTTCGAAGGCAAGGTCGTAGACTTTCAGACTTCCACCGACGGACTCGAAATTGGCGACAAAGTTGCCAGCGTCGTGATTCCGTTCGGCCGCGCCGTTTGCTCGGCAGCCGCAACCCCCAAGATTGCCAAGCTCCCGACCACGTCGGCCGAAGCTCTGCGCATGGCTGGTGTGTCCGAATTTGACGACAACGTCATTGGCTCATTCGTCGCCAACGACCCCACGATCGGCGTCCCTGTGGGCCAGTTCGTCAACATCCTTGCACACGGCCGAATCTGGGTTCGACCCGAAACCACCGTCAACGACCTAGACCCCGTCTACGTCCGTTACACGACCACGACCGCCCCCGGCGATCGGCTTGGCACGTTCAGCAACTCAAGCGACGCGGGTAAGAACGTCCTAGTTCCTGGGCTGCTTTTCCGCACGACCTGGGCAAGTGCCGGTCAGTTGACCGAGCTCGAAGTTAACCGCACCGCAGGCGCAGGCCTTTCTGGCCCGACCGGTCCAACTGGTCCCACTGGCGCGTAAGGGGTATTCAGAAATGTTCTTTTCAGATTCCAGACTTGACGGCAACTTTGAGGCAATGCGCCTCGCTGAAATGCTTGGTACTTCGGGCTCGCAGCAACGAATTGACGCGGACGATCTAGGTGCTGCCACCTTGTTCACACTGCGCCAAATTCAGACGGTCCGAAGCAAGATCATGAAGCGAATGTATCCGGAAAACCGGTGCGCGACCTTCATTCCCAAGGCGACGGACATTCCCGCGCTTACCGGCCCGTATATCTACTACGCCCGCGACACAGCCGGCCAAAGCCGTCTGCAGAACGGCAAGAGCAAAGGGCCCCTCCCGCGCGTTGACAACATCAAGACCAAGGAGCGCATAGGCTACGTCTACTCGCTTGAAGGGTCTTACGGCTGGGAAATCGACGAGCTACGTCTGGCGGCGCGGCTGCAAATGGACATTCCGTCGATGAAAGCCGAAGCGGCTCGCGACACACTCGCGCGCGACGTTGACGAGGTCACTCGCACGGGCGTCCTACAGACGCGCGACGATACCGGCAAACTGACTGGCGATATCCAGACGACCGGGAACTTGGGCGGTTTCGTGAACCACCCGAACGTCGGAACCGGCGCTACCGTGCTGTACGACGGCACGAACACCATTGACTCAGCCATGCACCCTTGGCGAGCGGTTGCAACGACCCCAGAGCAAATGGCCGGTGACTTGGCTCTGATTGCGCAAGCGGTCAACTACAACACCAAGACCATCTTCGCGCCCAAGACAATGTTGCTGTCCACTTTCCTCTACAACTTGGCCGCAACGACCAAGATGAGCTCAGCCAGCCCCGTGACCGTACTGAAGTATTTCCTGGACAATAACCCCTACATTACCGAGGTTGACCAGTGGATCTACCTCGACAACGCAGGCACAGGCGGGAACACGGACCGGATCATCTGCTACAGCAGGAACCGGGACATTTTGGAGTCCGTAAATCCTATGGATTTCGAGACTTTCCCCGCGCAGGTCGAGGGCATGAGCTACGTCATACCCTGCCGCTCGCTAGTCGGCGCAGTGAAAATCTATCGTGAACCCGCAATGGTTTATGTGGACATGTCACAAGCGACCACCTAACAGACTGAGGGCTGGCCGACTTGAAATCGGCTAGCCCTTCACTTTCCACGCCGTGTCTATATGATCCGGTTCCGGCGGGCTCAGGCTCGCCGGTTTTGCTTGAGGTACCCTATGCGCGTACGCATTGTTAACGTAAGTGACACACCCGTCACGGTTCCAATCACGCCGGCTCAAGAGCAGCTTGAAGCGATTCTTGAAGCCGCCGGTTGGCTTAAGGTCGAGCGACTGCACACCGGGCTGACCTTTACCCGCACACTGAACCCAAATGAGCAGGCCAACTACCCATTTGACCGCTTCACACACGACCAGTCGGTTGCGGTCGAGAAGCTGAGGACCGAAGGCAAAATCGTCTTTTTTGTGGAGTAGCCCATGCTTCTAGGCGCCATCGGTCAAGCGAACACCTTCCGGGACATGTTCCAAGAGTTCCGCTTGGTCCCGGACGTGACCACACAGGGCTACCTTGACATGGCCGCGCACCGTTTGAGCCTGACTGAACTGGGCCTGGGCTACGACGAGGCGCACGCAAACCTGGCGGCGCACTTGATCGCGACCAGCCCTGCGGGCGTATCGAGCCGCATGGTGAACAAGGACGGTACAACCACCTATAGCGCGCGGCTCCTCGAGATTCGCTCGGGTTTCTGCCACGCCTTTGGCGTGCTGTGACCGTCAAGATCTCAGACCACGACAACGGTCTGGCCGCGCACAAGCGCAAGTTTGAACACAACGCCCGCGTGACCGTAGGTGTGCACGCAGAAGAGGGTGGCGAGCAGAAGGAAACGCCTGGCGCCATCGCGGGCAGAAAAGCGCACGCGGCTGAACTGAAGTCCCGCACACGCGATGTAAATTCAGCGGCTCGGTCGCTTAAGAGCCTGCGCACGCGTCTATCCAAAGCGATTCTAGATCCTAAGGCGAAAGCAAAAACCCGCGAGAAGCTTTCGGCTAAAATCGAAAGGGCCAAGGAATATCACGCGTTTATGCAAGAACGTGCCAAGAACTTTGGCGCGGAGCACCACAGCCCAGCTGGTTCGGCTCTGACCCTGGTCGAGGTAGCAGAATTCCACGAATTCGGCCTCGGGGTTCCACAAAGGTCCTTCGTGGCCGGAGCTGTGGACGAAAACGAAGCCGAACTTAACGCCAAGCTCACCAATGCCATGCACGAAGCGGCCAAGCCCGGCGGTATGGGACCGGAAAGGCAGCTGGCACGCTTCGGCCTTTATGTTGTGGGTGTTATGCAAGAACGCATTTCGGCTGGGATTCCGCCCTTGCCCTTGGCGCCCGCTACGCTGAAGTACAAAGCCAGTGTTGGGGTAGGCCAAAAAGAAATCCCCTTGATACTTACTGGGCAGCTCAGGAGCTCAATTCGGAGTAAGGTAGAGGTAATATGAAAGATGCTCTGATTTGCGCGCTGGGGGGCTTTCGTTGAGCAACTACTGGGGAACCATCGCGCCGAGCATCGTCGAGCTTTTCGGAAGCTTGCCGAGCGAGGACATGACCACCCAGTATCAGGCGGGTGTGGTTTGCTGGTTTAACCGGCAGGTCCCTTTCATCTCGCCTGAGACAATGGCCGGCATCTACCTGCGTTGGACCAAAATCCGGCTTACGTCCAAGACCGGCAACACCTGGCGCCCAGTTACGCGCACGGTCGGCGGAGTGCCTGTCACTAACCTGCAGCTCGACCAGCGGGTCTTTGGTAAGGCCACACTGCAGGTTCAGGTTAAGAGTTTGGAAAGCACCGACGTTTCCTGGTCAATCTGGTACCTTTCGAACATCCAGTCAAACATCTGGACCGAAGCGGCTCACCAGTACTTGCGCGGGCTCGGCTTGTCTGTCATAAATACAGGGGACGTGCTATCTCACGACGCACCCATAGACGACCGCGAGGCTTCGATCGGAACCTTGGACATAAACCTCAATTTCGCCTACACCGTAAACGGCGCCCTAGACACGGGCACGATTGAGACGGTTGCGGGCGGACTGACTGCACACGATAGCGCCGTAACGGGAGGGCCGATCACAGGCCCAATAACGGCCCCGTAGTAAGGACCATGGCATCTCTAGGTGACCTCGTAAATATCGTTATTACGCTACAATCGGCGGGCATAAGCAAGGCCAACTTCGGCACCCCGCTGGTAATGGCCGCGCTTTCGAGCGCCGTCGTTGCCGTTTGGGGCCCAGACGTTCAGAGGACCTACAATCGACCATCAGATATGCTCGCGGACGGCTTCACGGCCAACGACGCCGCGTACAAGCTGGTCTCGGCTTTCAAATCTCAGAGTCCCTGCCCTCCTAGCGTAGTTGTAGGCAAGCGTGGACTCAAGCCAACACAAACGATCACACTGACCCCTACGAACACGACCATCGGGTACGTGTACGGCGGTACAGTTGCTGGCACGGCCGGTTCTAAGACTTGGACCTACACGGTCGCTGACAACCTGGCAGCCATCTGCACGGGCATTGCTTCGGCAATCAACACAGCCGCACCGGGTGGCGTGGTCGCCTCGGGCACGTCCGGCACAGCCGTTACCTGCACGCAAACCGCGGGCGTTATCGCAGAGTTTAAGGGCATGACCGCGGGGCTAACCGTGTCGGATGACACCGCGAACCCCGGTATTGAAACGGACCTCGCAGCCGTCAACGCTGCAAACCCCGGCTGGTACGGGCTCGCAATTGACAGCTTCAGCAAATCCGAGATCGTTGCAACAGCAACTTGGGTTGAGGCCAACAAGCGCGCCCTGTTCGTCGCGCAAAGCGCTGACACGGCCGTGATTGCCTCGACCTACAGCTCAGACGGTTCTGACGTTGCGGACATACTGAAGGCCTCCAGCTACAACCGAACAGTGCTGTTCTGGAACCAAGAGCTCAACCTGAGCGGGTCCCTCGCCGCTGGTTGCCTCGGTGTGCACCTTACTCAGACCCCGGGCTCAGACAACTGGCAGTACACGGTCGTCTCGGGCGCGATTCCAAGCGACCAGCTCACGACCAGCCAAGTCAACAACCTGGCGAATAAGAACGTGTCCTACTACCAGACGGTTGACACGGACGCGCGCGTGCTTGGAGGCGGTAAGGCCGTTTCCGGCGAGTATGCGGATACCGTTCGCGGGCTCGACTGGTGGTACGCGACCGCGCAGCGTGCAATCGTCGGCCAGATGCTGGCAGCAGCCCCCGGCAAGATCCCTTACACGGACGCGGGCGTCCAGCGCGCGATCGTCGGTCCTCTGCGGATCGTAAACCTGCAGGGCATCAAAAACGGCCTGATTGCCTCGGACCCTGTTCCGGTTGTGACCGTCCCGGCTGTGGCCGACGTTTCCGCCGCAGACAAGGCCGCCAGAAACTTCCCCGATGTGTCTGTGACCTTCATGCTCGCAGGCGCAATTAACTTCGTTGACCCGGTCAACGTTACGGTGTTGGTGTAATCATGACGATGCAAGTTTGGTCCGCCGCGGATTTCAGCCTCAATTTTGCGGGCATTGAGCTCGACGAAGATGCTATCGGCCCGGATTCCTTTTTCGAATTCGAGCAACTGGCGCCTGACTACAAGCTGCGCAAGGGCATTGGCGGCGGGGCGACCCGATCGCAAATGAAGAAACCGGGTGGCAAGTTGACCGTCCACCTGCGCCAGTGCGCGGCCGTGAACACGACTCTTAGCGTGCTGCACAACCTGGACGTCAACACCCCCGGCGGAATTTGCGTAGCCCCCATCATGGGCAAAGACCGCAACGGAAATTACATTATAGAGGATACCGAGGCATTTATTGAAGGTGCGCCCCCGTGGAAGGTCGGCGCGGAAGAAGGCGACGTGGACTGGGTTATCATCTGCGCAAGTCCTAACCAACTGACTGGCGGGCACTAATGTCGGGTAAACCCCAAATTAAGACCTTTGAGGTCCGCGGACAGAAGTACCGCACGACCCTACTCCCGGCAACACAAGGCCGTGCCTTGTACCTGAAGCTTATGAAAGCTTTTGGCCAGGGCCTTAACGGGCTTTCTGCTGGCCTGGACAACAGCGCCATGGCTGGGCTTGGCTTCGTTGCAGGCGCGATTCAAGGGCTGGACCAAAGCCTGCTGGACGAGCTCTGCGAAGCCTTTGGCCAAGCGACGTTTGCCCTACGCGCGGGTGGTGAGGACCACCTTAAAGGCGATGCCTTTGACGACCACTTTACGGGTCGCTATACGCAGCTCACCGAATGGCTGGTCGAGCTCGTTCGCATCAACGGAATGGTTGATTTTTTATTCGGGATGTTGGCCGGGCTAGGCGCCAAAAAAGCCGACGCACAGCCGAAACTGTAGAACTAGCTGTACCACCAGGTCTCGACTGGGACCTCTGGCGCCCGTGCCGCGCTGAGCCGCCCTTGTGCTCGTTGCACGAGCTGCGGACTGTTTACAGTCTGGCCGACTTGTTGCAATTTCATTTGGTGCTAGATTTCCAAGAGGACCTTGAGATGGCAGCACAGGCAAAAGCTAAGAAAATAGCCGTCCAGAACGCGGCTAGGGGGCGTTAACCCGTGGCTTTAAGGGAAATTCTCGCCAGCTTCGGGTACGAAATTGACCACGCTGAACTTAACAAGGGTGAAGCGGGCGTCGGGCATATGATCGAAAGTCTGCGCCACCTAGGGCGCAGCGTCGGGGAAGCGTTCGCCGCGTACGAGGTCAAAGAGTTTGTCGAGAAGACCATTGAGGGCGCGTTACAACTGAATCACGCCGCAATCATTGCGGGCACCACGGCCGAAAAGCTTCAAAGTCTCCAATTCGCAGCCGAGGCCAGCGAGGTACCGGTTGATGCCCTCAGTATGGGCTTGATGCGTCTGCAGCGCAGCATGTTCGCCTCAGGCGCCGGTGCACAGGGCGCGGGTGCCGCGTACGCTAAGCTGGGTCTGGACCAGAAAGAACTAGCTAAAAAAGAGACCACGGAAGCTTTCATCGAGGTCGCAGGCGCGATTGGGGACATTAAAGACCCAGCCGAACAGACCGCCACGGCTATGAAAATCTTCGGCCGCGGCGGCGCGCAGTTGCTGCCCCTCATGAAGAAGGGCGAGGCCGGTATCCGCGAGCTGCGCGAAGAAGTCGAAAAGCTTGGAGGCGGTTTCACGGGCGAGTACATCCAAGCCGCGGACAAGTACCACGAAGCCAGCGTACGCCTGCAGATGAGCTGGCGGTCGTTCTCTGTCATGATTACAGAGAAACTGGTCCCTGCATTCACGTGGCTGACCGATAAAGCCACGGCCGTGATCCACAAAATCACGGAAATGCGCTCGGAGTTGGACCTAGGCCGGATCGGCATGGCTGGATTTGTTGCTGTCCTGGTTGGCGGCCTTCGTGCCATTGCCACCATGTTCGGGCCCATGCTGGCAAAGCTGGCCCTTTCGACTGCCGGGTTCATTCTGCTGGCCCTCGTGGCTGAAGATCTCATGGGCCTGTTTCAGGGTGATGAGAGCCTTTCCGGTACTCTGATTGATCACTTCTTTGGCCCGGGCGCGGCCAAGGCGTTCGTTGAGGACGTCCAGGCCATGACGGCCAGCTGGCAGCTCTTCAAAGATGGTCTGGCTACGTTCGCCGGAAGTGCCGGTGCGGCCGCGATTGCGTGGCTTGTTAGCCAGTTTGAACGCCTGGGCTCGTGGATCGCTTACGCCGCCAAGATGCTGGCCATTCTACCGGCCCGTGCTATGGCCGGGATTGCTGGCTCAGACGCAGGCGACAAGATGGTTGCCAAGATTACGGCCCAACGTGACGCGGAATATGGCGTAGCCGACGCAGAGCTGGCGGCGCAGTTCGAAGCCAACGGGTCAGACTTTGACCGAATTCGCGGCGCGGCCGCCAAGGCACGTGCGGACAATGCGCAAGCGGAAGCAGACCAAGCCTCAGGCGCTGGTAAAGCGGTGCAGCTCGGACCGGGTATGGGCGTAGCAACAGCAGCCACCAACATGCCCAGTTACCTGAGCCAGCCACAGTACTTTACGGACAAGTCAACTACGACCATAAGCCTAATGCCCGGCTCGACCGACGCGCAGGCTAAAGCCGTGGGGTCCGCGGTCGAAAGGGCCCGACAAAAGAGCGCAGGCAACAGAGCTGACATTTACGCCCTTGAACCGGCGGTAGAGTAAGAACATGTTCAAAAATCAAGCAGAAATCGATCTAGCGTTTCACGCCCTGAACTTAGACGGCGGGGAAGGCTCTGGTGTCAAAGGACACACAACAGAAAAGTCAGGCGGGCTGGCGGCCGCTCGGGAGAAAGCTCTAGCGGCTTACGCTAAAGGTAAAGCAAAGTCAGAATCGGAGCGCGATTCCAAGATCGCTGCAGTTAACGCAAAAGCCGACGAGCTGAAAGCCGCGGCGGGCAAGGACAAGAGCGCACAGTCGCGTGCAGAAAGCTGGCGCTCAAGCATGGTCAATGAAGCGCACGGCGAACATGAGAGCCGACGGCGCGCCTTGGCCAATAAGCACAGCGTTTTCGTGTAGGGTCTAATGCCCCTCAATATTCTCTGGCAAAACAAGGACGGCACCACGGACGTGGTCCAGCTTGACGTCTACGACACCGAGACCCACGGTATGGCCACGGAAGTCACCGAGTTTCCGGTCGAGGACGGCCCGGACATTTCAGACAACGTCCGGCGTAAGCCCAAGACCCTTCAAATTGAGGGGTACGTTTCAGACACACCCTTGCCGCAGAACCTTCTGGGCGCGGGCGCTGCACCCGAGCTGGGGTTGCACGGCCTTAGCGTGCCGGCCGAATCGAGCTGGCACAGCGAGCTTACCAAGCTAGACGTGCCGGGCAGTCCTCTGCGCGCGAATGCACACGCCCTGGTGAGCGCGGGTTTCAACGCCCTGGCCGGCGCCCTTGGGTTCGACCAAGGCACGCAGGCCAATTTGCGTGTAAAGGACCCCGCGGCGCAAACGACCGTGCAAGCAAACGTCTGGGCGTGGCCAAACTGGACCAGCCGTGTCAACGAGACCTTTGCACTTCTCGAGAAAGCCTATGACACTGGCGTTCTAATGACGGTAAGCACTGACCTGAAAGTCTACGACAACATGGTTTTCGCGGACAACGGCCTGCAGGTACCCCGCAAGACGGACGACGGCGAGGGCGCACCCTTCGGTTTGAGTCTCAAAGAGGTTCGTATCGTGAACAGCCTGACGGTCACAGCGCCCAAGCCCTTGGAGCCATCAGGTCAGCTGAAGAAAAGCGCTGGCACGAAATCCCCCAAGGTAACAGCGAACGTGACCGAGGAGCAGCAACGCGCGTACGTTACGGCGGCCTTGGCGCTGGTACGTTACGGCGGCCTTGGCGCTGTTTAGAGGAGTCTCGTGATTATCCCTACACTTTCCGACGGCACAGCCTTCTACAGCCAACGGGTTAACCTCGACGGCACGGACTTCCAGCTTGACTTCCGTTGGAGCACGCGGGAAGCTCGCTGGTACCTCCGATTGCTCAACACCACGGGCGACGTCCTGGTCGGTCCCATGAAGCTAGTCGTTAACTGGCCCCTGCTGCACTACTACCACGGCCGCGCGGGCGTACCGACGGGCGAGATCTGGTGCATGACCTCAGGCGCGTCAAACGACCCGCCAGGGTTTTTGGAGCTTGGCGAGGGCCTTCGGTGCGTGCTAGAATATATACCGGAAGGAACACCATGAACGGACAGGAAGCACAAATTGCGGCGCGGGCTCTGAACCTTGACGGCGGAGAAGGCTCAGGCGTTAGAGGGCACACAACCGAACGGGCTAGTTACCTGGCGCAGGCTACACACGAGGCCTCGTTGAAGCCAAATATGCGTGTGAAGTCAAACACGGGAATAGAAGGACGCGTGATAGGCAGAGACCATGGGCACAGCTTTGAAGTTGAAGAGCACAGCTCTGGTCTGCGGTACTACATCGAATCAAAAAACCTTACGTTGGCCTAAATGGGCGCCCTTTTCGACCGCCGCTGGGCCTTGACCGTTTCAACCCTTCAGGTTGACGCGTTCGCGATCCATTTCAGGGTCGAAAAGTCAATCAAGCCTGAGCCAAACAAGGTTCTCATTGAGGTCTACAACCTGGACGAAAACCACCGTGGCCAGCTTCAAGAACTGGCCCCTGGCAAGCTCGTCGGAAAGAAGGCCAAGCATAAGGGTAAGACCAGTCCAAACGTCAAGGGCTCGGTCTCCGTGCGTCTCGAGGCCGGGTACGCCGAGGACGGCGCCAGCCTGATTTTTCTGGGGGATCTGCGTACGGTTGACTCCGAGTTGACCGGGCCCGATTGGATTACAGCTATCACATCGGGCGATGGGGAGCGGGCTTTCCGCACCGCCCGTATCTCACAGGCGTTCGGATACAAAACCCCGGTGCGCACGGCCCTCGCAGCCGCCGTCAAGGCCCTTGGCCTCGGCAACGGCAACTTGGCCAGCGTGGCGTCCACCCTGCAGTTGCAGGGCAACGCGACCGTCTACACGCGCGGGCTGGTGCTGAGCGGTTCCGCGGCCATGGCGCTGAACGACATTTGCCGATCGGCAAACCTTGAGTGGAGCATTCAGGACGGTGTGGTGCAATTTACGGACTTGAACACGGCCCTGGCGCAAAAGGCCATCAAACTTACGTCCGGCACCGGTTTGATTGGCAGCCCGAACGTAGATGGGAACGGCGTGCTGAAGGCCAAGACCCTTATGATTCCAGGCCTGACTTGCGGCCGACTGGTAGTTGTTGACTCCAGGCAAATTCAAGGTCAATTTAGAGTAGAGAAGATCATCACCGAGGGACATAGTCACGGGCCCGATTGGTACCACGAGATCGAAGCTAAGCGCTACTGAGCACAAATGCCCACCCAAGACCCAGACCTAGCTGAGCTGATTCGCCGCGCCCTTGACGCCCGGCTGACGAACGTGCACACGGCGCTGGTGGGCACGGTGATTGCATTTAATTCGAGCGACAACACCGCCGACATTCAACCCGGACCTTCCCGAGCCGTGTTGACGGTAGACAACGAGGTAGCCTATGAACCCCTGCCAGCTGTTCCAAAAGTTCCAGTATTGGCTTACGGAACGGAGCGATCGTTCGTTCAAATCGCACTCAAGCAGGGGGACAGCGTCTTATTGTTGGTCAACGAAGCCAGTGCGGCGGAATTCCTGGACGGCGCCGACGCCACGCAACCTGGCGATTTATCGCGTTTCGGACTGTCCTCTTGCCTAGCGTTCCCTTTTGTACGCCCAGGTAGGGCGTCCGGCGCTGCACCGCTGGCCCTGCTGAGCGACGTGCAAGCCCTTGTCACGGCCCTGCAAACCGCGACGGCTGGCGGAAACCCCCTTACATTTGTAGCCCCGACCCTGGTCGGCACGGCTGAGGTGGAAGCGAAATGATTGGCCGAACCGTTCCCGCTGGTGACCTGGACCTTTCGACCGGCAAGTTCGAGACCCTTACGGGTCCAGAGTACGCCGCGCAGAAAATCCGCCAGCGCTTCAAACTTTTCCTAGGCGAGTGGTTCCTCGACCAAAGCCTGGGCGTCCCGTGGTTCACCGAAGTATTCGTTAAGAACCCCAATCTGGACCTCATCCGGGCGCTTTTTAGAGCCGAGCTCCTCAAAGTCCCCGGCATTGTGGGTGTAACCAGCGTCGAATCAGCTTTCACTCCGGCCACTAGGACGCTTTCCCTCGCCTATGTGGCCATCTACCAGACCGGTGCTAAGCTAAGTGAAGTAGTTTCTAGCCCGGTGCCAGTATGACGGTAGACAAAAGCCTTTGGGGCGTGCAGCCAAGCGGTTTCTACGCCCCCACAATCGAGGACATTCTAGCGGACGAAACCGCTGATTTGCTTGCCGTTGTGGACCCAGGGCTTGATCTCGACGCTGATGCACCCGAGGGCCAAACCGCTGGCATCCGCGCACGCCAGTACGCATTGGCCTGGGAAGCGCTACAAGTTGTTCACGACGCGAACAATCCAGATAACGCGGAAGCCGACCTTCTGGACGATATTTGCAAACTCGACGGCACCGTGCGTCCAGGCGCGGCCCCGACCGTCGTGGTTGCTCAGTGCACGCTCACGTCGGGTACGGTGCTTGCGGCGGGTACGGCGCTGGCCAACGTGGCAGGCTTCCCGGACGTTCAGCTTACGCCCGCGGCAGACTTTACGGCGCCAAGTGACGGCACATTTGACGTTACGTTTGCGTGCGTGGATAGCAGTCCGATTTCGGTACCCGTTGGCAGTCTGCAGATTTCCGCGCCTATTTCGGGCTGGACTTCGATCGGCAACACGGCCCCGGGCGTGCTCGGCCATCTGGTTTTCGACGACACACAGACACGACTGCTGCGCGAATCCGAGCTGGCGCGCACCGGCAGCACGACCACACTTGCACTGCAGGCCGACATTGACGCACTGCCCGAGGTTGTTTCGAGCTACGTGCTCGAAAACACCGGTGCAACCACGGACGCAAATGGCCTACCGCCGCACACGATTGCGCCCGTTGTTTACGCATCTGCCCTGGTGAGTATACCAGCCCTGGCTCAGACTATTTGGGAAGGCAAGCCTGCTGGTGTAGGGACCTATGGCACCACAGCAATCAGCTACACGGATACGACCGGCGTGCTTCGCACGGTCAGCTACACGCCCGTCGAGCAGGTTCCAATCTACCTATCGTATAGCCTTATAACTACGACGGGCTACGTCGGTTCGACCGCCGTGGCCGAAGCTGTAGCCACGGCCTTGACCCAGCTTGCGGCGCCGGGTACGCCGGTTCGCGCCTTGAAGGCCGAGGCGTCCGCCCTGGCTTTGGGCGGCGTGGTTGATGTGAACTCTTTCGCGTTAGACGTTGGCTCGCCTCCCACAGGCACCACAAACATTGCACTAGGCGCATTCCAAATCGCAACCTTTGCCGCGGCCAACATTACGGTGACACCATGACCACGCTTACCGGATACGCGACCAGCGTCGTACCTGTGAACGAGATAGTTTGCGCTTATGCGTCTGGCGCATACGAGCCCGTCCTGTACACTTCGAACGCCCCATTTGTGGTGTTCGGCGCATTTACCGTGCCCACCCCGGTGACCGCTCGGCTCGCTGTGTCTGCCTGCAACTTCGGAACGGCTACACTGTTGGTCCAACTGTTCGCCGACGGCATCGCGACGGACTGCGAAGTCTACGTCACAGCCGCGACAGAGCAAATTTACCTCACAGCGTTCTACGCCTTCGCTTCGGGTGTGCTGTACCAGGTTGTTGCCCAATTTGTAGGGGATAGCGGCGTTTCGGCCATACGTACAGTGAGCCTAGTCGCATGACAGTTGTGCACCAAGCTGTGGACACTGTGACTGGTGTTAAGTACCAGTGGTCGGCCGCAAACTTTGACAACGGCGCTGGGTACCCTGGACCTAATTCTCCGACCAGCTTGATAGTGCTG